AAGGTGCGCTCTCTCAAGCTGTCCCCCGAAACCAATGGCACCTACAACCTGCCCGATGACTTTGCAAGCATCGTAAGGGTTGGACTCGCAGGCTCTGACGGGATGTTCTACCCGCTGGCCATGAACAATAACCTCAACATGTCTCAGGCCTACACAAATGTAGATGACCCTGAAGACAGTGATGGTGATGGTTTCTTTGACAGAGTAGATGACACAACAGGAAGTGGCGGCGGTATCCTTGGTGAGGAGGAGGCAATGCTCTTCAACAACTACGCCTACAACCAAGCTGTGGGGAGAACCTACGGTCTCGGTGGCGGCATCTACGCAGGCGAGTACAGACTGAACAGAGACCAGAACAGGCTTGAGACAGACTCAGGTACGACTGGTGTAATCGTGGTAGAGTACGTGGCAGATGAGGCTAGAGCCAAAGACCCTCAAGTTCCTGTGGAAGCAGAGGAGGCTCTTCGCGCATACATGTACTTCCGAATCATCGAGCGCAAGAGAGGCGTCCCCAATGTGGAGAAGTCCCGCGCAAGACAGGAATACTACAACGAAAGACGCAAGGCTAACGCACGTATGAGAACCTTCAACAAGGATGAGGCATTGCGCGTGATTCGTAAGAACTTCAAGCAAGCGCCTAAGTACTGATGGCTATTGATAAACTGACACCTCGTTATCTGAACTTGGATGACGACGAGCGATTGGTGCAAGCTGTCCAGATGACAGATGCCCTGAATGTCGACATCTCTGTGGACGACGAAGAGGATGCTGGTGTCATCAAGCAGGCTCAGGGAAACAGGCAGGGACGTGCTAGGAACGTTTCTGACAACCTACCCTCAGGGGTTAACCATGTAATCTCCAGCATCAACTACGACGCAGGAGGGGTGGTATTCTACTACGTCTGGAACAGCGATAACGACCACGGCGTCTACATGTACGACACAGCGCAGCACGACTTCGTGAAGTTGTACGAGAGCAGCGCACTTGCTTTTGAGAAGAACTCTCACATCCAGAGCGAGGTTGTGAAGATGGGTAACGGGGACCTCCTGTTGTACTTCACAGATGGTAACACTGAGCCAAAAAAAATAAACGTCAGCAGGCTTCTATCGGCTTCCTACGACGCATCCATTGATACGTCTACCGTTGCGTTGAATGCAATTACTGTGTGCAAGAGGCCACCAATGAGGCCACCAACCTTTACCTTTGTACAGGCTGGCGAGGCTGAGACCGTTGTGAATAGAATCGTCGACAACGTGTTTCAGTTCGCCGCCCAATACGTCTACGTGGACGGAGAGGTGTCTGCCATCGGGCCTTACTCGAAGCTTTCGTATTACGAAGACCACTTCAACCCAACAGGCACCATGACCGACCTGTACCTGACGCAGTTTGATGCGATTGAGGTCTCGGTTGAAAAGGCTGGGCTGAACGACGACACTGGCGCGAATGTAGACGGAGATGTAAAAGCTGTACGGTTCCTTGCGAGGAACGGAAACACTGGGGCTTGGCATGTCTTTGGTGAGAGGAACACCTCTTACAATAGCACCGTTGCACAAGACACCTTTACAAACTCCAAGGCCTATAGGATTATTGGTGACGCAGAAACAAACAAACTGTTTGACAACGTGCCCTACAAGGCTACGTCTCTTTGCGTTGCTGAGAACAGGCTGTTCTTCGGGAACTACGTGGATGGTTACGACGCCACGACTTGGCCAAATGTAATTAAGAAGAATGCAGGCCTGAGCACCCACTCTTTCCCTGTGGAAACAGGCATTGAGGAACTCGCGGTCAACCTAGGTGGCGACGACTTCCCCGCTAACTATCTAAACGAGATAGAACATGCCTACAGGTCTCTTGAGACGCACAGGCAGCAGTACGAACCATTTGTAGCGATGGAGCCTCGTTCTGAAAATAGTCTTGCACAAGACCCAAACCTCGGCACTGCAGATAGCTTGGGTGGGTACTTCGTGCAGGCGAAGGGCTCTAACTCCCCCGACGACTCGGGTGAGTTTTTTGGCGGAGATACAACCAAAGTGCCTTGGGCTATTTCAAGTTCGGGTGACACAGGCGAAGCCGGACCAATCGAACCCAACATGGCTTGGGGTATGGGCAACTCAAACCGAATCGAAGTCGTACTTGACATGGACCAAATCCCTGTTGATGGATATGGTGTTTCTGGTCAGGTAGGTCTTACTTGGGCTGTTGAAGGTTCAAGGGCTATGATTATCCCAAACTACCGAAACCAAACGGGAAAGATAGAGTACGATAGAAGGTTCAAACCATTCCCCGAGGGCACAGAAACTGGCTCAGACAACTCTGTACAGACGGAGAAGTTTAAGCTTTTTCACGGGGGTGACTCAATCGCCTCAGCCGATGACCTTAACCTAGACGAAAATGTTTATGGATACTTCAAGGTCTGTGGTATTGCAGGTATCAACTGGGGTTCCGGAACTGACCAGAGTGTAACGATTGACACTCAAGCCGCCATGACAAGGACCGAGATTGCTCAGGCTCTCGCTGACAAAATTATGGAACAGCAGGTGGGCTTCGCTGTAGGCGGAAACGCTTTTGCTACAGCCCACGGAAACCACTACAGGAGAAACGTCGCTTTGTTCGCTACGATTGACAGAAATGACCAGTCAAAGATGTGCAGGTACCTCCTGACGAACAATGGCAACAACAACGGTCAGGCGATGAACTTTAGAGCTACTACGGCTTTTGTAGTAGGCGCAGGTGGCACGAGTGTTCAACTGCACGTTCAGTATCAGCTCGACTCTCTGAACATGACATTCAACAGAGTTGCACATGCAGGACCAGCAATTCGTGTCACAGGAGCGGGCGGTGTTGGTGGGCTTCAGCAGCAGTTGCAGCCTCAAGGGCTAGACACGACAACACCCCTTGAGGACGGTAACATCGTCTTGGAGATGACCAGAACTGGGAATGGCATTGACGGGGCTGAGGGCGGAGGAGGAGCAGAGGACCTGTACCATAGTGCAATTCTAGACTGGAACTCTAGCGAAAAGGAGGGGAATATATCTTTCACCACTAGCGTATCTAGCGCTGGCGACATCGGAGTCAACAGGCTCACGTTTAGGTCAGGCGCCCACCACCCACTTGGCGTCGTCTTCTATGACCACAGAAACAGAAGCAGCAATGTAAACCTGCTTCCAGAATCTTACGTCCCGTTCTCAGGTTCAGCAGACTCACCCGTAGGTAACGGCAGCGATGTCCTTGTACCTTACGACATCGACGTAAACTTCCGCAAAGAGTTCATTCCGGACTGGGCTGAGAGGTATCAAATCGTCTACGCAGGCAACTCACTCTTCTCGGACAGCTTGACTGTGACTGTTGGTGAGGCCTTGGTCGCGGATATGTCGAAGGTTGTCATTAGAGACCCGTCCTTCAGTGATGGGGATGACGTCGACGCAGACTCTCTCGAGGAGGGTGTAACTGACGAAACCAACTTTGGCAACTTCCCCAGCATGGCGGTCGCTGAGTCTGTGGGTATCATCAACAATGCCATCTACCTCCCGATGAGATTCTTCGAGGGTAAGGTTGACTCTTACAAGGAGTCCAAGAGCGCAAGACTTAACTACGAGTTTAGGCCGGGCGACAAGCTTAGGATTATTAGCTACGCTGCGGCTGGACAGGATGATGTCTTGTCTAACGCCTTCCCCAAGAACTACTTCTTTGACGTGCTTGGCTACAAGTACTTTGAGGCGAACTCCGACCAAAACGTATTGGTCCTCCCCAACCAAGAGGACGGAAACTTTACAGCAGAAGGTGAGTACCGCCGCTCTGGATGGATGTTGATTCTTAGGGGTGACAACGTGCAGTACCCGGGCTTTAGACCTGATGATGTTAGAAACCAGAACTCTACTGTCAACCGATGGGGTCAAGACGTCCGCGTTGAAATCCTTAGGCCGCGTGTTGATGTTGTCGATGAGGACAGAGTCTACTACGAGATTGGGGAGTCATTCCCTGTAGGTAAGGATTCAAAGCAGCCAAATAGTTACAACAACGAGTTCCCAGTCGTCTTTTCTCCCGGTAGTGAATCCAACGGGACGTATAGGGTTAAAACAATTCAGCGCTTGTTTAGGGGCGATGAGTTCTATGCAATCAAGCTTGCCACCGAAGCCGACGTGGCGGCTGACAATGGGGATAACCCACTGAACTACTTCTTTGGATTTAACGACCCACCTACAGGCTTGGGTGGCGACCCGCTCAATGCGAACGACGACGCCGAGTCAAACGTGTACACGGTAGGCAGGGTTCTAGGAAGATTTTACGACCAATCACTTGACTACGAGTATTACGAGTACGAGGTTTTTGAAAGTAAGCCGTACACAGGTTCCGGTTCGCTAGGACCCAGCCCGGACCCGTTCCAAATCTTTACGGAGCCGTTTGCAGCAAACCCTGAGGGATTCCCAATCAGCTCCACGGCCGCCATGTGTGAGTTCGTGATGAACAACAGATTCGTCAATGTGCATCTTACCGACCAAGGTGACACGTACTTCAGGCAACGAGACATGCGTACCTCTGCTGTCATCGGAGGCTCCTATGACCCGGGCCAGCTGACCAATGCTACGGATGCGAACTTCATTCGTAGAAACATCGAGGACCCCGGGTTCAACGACTTCTTGCCGTCTACGGTAACTAGGAACTATCACTTTGGAAGACCACACATCTTTAGCCCTGAAGAGCAGACCAGTGTGCGCTCATCTTCTGTAACGTACAGCGACCCCTACGCATCTGACGGGGAGGTATTGGCACTGTCCAGCTTCAACCCATCAATGTTCCCATTCAAGGACTACAACCTCAGGTACGGCGGTATTCAGAGAATGTTTGACATGGGCGGCGGCATCGCCATGCTTCACGAGAGAAAGGTGTCATCGACTCCTGTAAGCAAGGACTACTTGTCTACAGCAGATGGCGGCATGATGATTGCTTCCAACAAAGTTCTTGGCACCGAGCGGTACTACGCAGGGGAGCACGGCATCGGCAAGTACAGCAAGGGGGCGGTTTCGCATGGCGGGGCCATCTTCTTTGTGGATGTCGAGATGGGTACTGTGTGTATGCTTGGTGGCAACGGCATTCAGGTCATTAGCGACAGGAAGGTTGACTCTTACTTCAAGGATAGGCTTGAGAGAGTTCAAGGCGCGATGATGTACGCGGCCACGCTGATTGGTGTTCACCCCGACAACAAGGAAATCATCGTAGCTGTCAACAGCAGAGCCAGAAGAGACATCCGTGTCGACGGCATAGCCTATGGTAGAAACCTTCCTGTGGATGGGGACGACAACACCAAGTTCGACCTGACGATGATGCAGAAAGTCTACAAGATTGCAGGCTCTCCTCTGGACATTGTTAACGAAAGACAAAACTGGGAAGACGTATTTATGGATTGGGGCGAAGCAGGTAAGGGTGTAGTGCTTGTGGACCAGCCACGCGAGCTGGGCTACGTGGACGCAGGCCTTTCCGGCAAAGTGACCCACGACTTCCTTGTGACAGATAAGGACAGCAACTTTGCTGCTAAGATGACTCAGGGCATTCGCTCTCGGCTTGGAACACTCGACGAGACAGCGGGCGGGGCTAGGGATAGCGGGGGCTCAGGGCAGGCTTCAAAGGGCACCGTGGCAGGTGCCGAGCGAGGCTCCATCGGGTACAACTATGAGTCCAAGGTGTGGACGTCCAAGTACTCGTTTGAGCCAGAGGACATCGTCAGCATCTTCGAGGACTTCCTGACATTCAGCAGCGGTTCTCCGTGGAGGCATGATGACTTGGGTACGGTAAACAACTACTATGGCGTGCAGTACACGTCTGTTGTGGAGGCCATCTCAAAGATGAATCCTTCTATGGTGAAGCTGTACAAGGCGCTGAGCCTTGAAGGTAACTCTGTATGGTCTGCCGAGCTGTCTAACTCTGACCAGTCATCAACCATTACGGTTGACATGTGGAAAGACCAAAACATTGACGGTACACTCAGGGCTGGCGATGGATTCAGAGAGGGTATGCTGTACTGCAACATGCCGGGTGACACCAGCACGTCAAGCCATCTCGATGAGATTACGATTGGTGAGGTGACCGACGTAACCACACCGGGAGAGATTAAATTCAAGGGCAGGGTCAACAACATCCCGTTCAACTCAGGGGACAGGCTGTTCCTTGCCGATGGTACAGACACCACCCGAACAATCACAAGTGTCAAAGACAGAAACACCCTCAACGTCAGTGCAAACACTGGCATCAATGTGGGTGACATCCTTGTCGCGCAGAGCAGGGCAGACGCATCGCACATTGCAGGTGACCGCCTGAGAGACTACTATCTAAAAATTAAACTGACAAACTCTTCTACCACGAAGGACGAGCTCTACGCCATCAACGCGATTTACGAGCGCTCACGCCTTCATAACGACAGAGTTAACTAACTTTGCAGTATGGCCAACTTTAAGTACGGTAATCCATATACGCCCGGCACAGCGGAGTTCTATGCCTATCAAAACGCCGATGTAGCCCCTGACCTTGGGTTCAGCATGGCTCCCAGAATTGCTGGCCCTAGGCCTGAGCTGGGCCTCGCTCCATACGGACCGGGCTATGCCTCAACGTACCCTAACCCGGGCGGGGTTGACAGCGGTCAAGACTTGCCCATGATGTACGGGTATGAAAGCACCATCGGCGTACCGCAGGCTCAAGTTGACCCAATGTCAATCAGCCCCGGAGGGACAAACGAAATCGTTGGCGCACCTCAGACAGACTACTCAGGTGGGTTTGATACAAGCGCAATGACTTACGCGGACCAAGGCATGTTTGACGACCAAGGCGGATTCCTTGGGGTTGACTTCAACATGGATGGTCAGCGCTCTGAGATTGGCGCACCAGTCACAGAGACCCCACCCGAGCTTAGGTCGGGAGACGCCACAGGCACGGCAGCTACAGGGACAGCAGCGGCAGCCGCAAGTACTGAAAGCGAAAAAGGAGGAGACGGTTTGGCAAAGGCTGCAGGTGCAGCCAGTGGAGTTGGTCAGATTGTAGGTGGCGTTACCAACATTGTCATGGGGGCAAGAGCCCTCAAAGATGTAGACATCGCAGGGGCAGAGGCAGGCGTCAGAGACGCTTACGCCACCCGCCCCGGGCTCGGCACACCCGTCGAGTTCTACAACATGCAGAAGGAGGCCTACGACCAAAGGCTTATGGCCATGAGGTTGGAGGACATTAACCGTGGGCTGGCTACTAACGTAGCGGCAGCTCAGCAGTACGGAGCTCGTGGACTGGGCGCAACATTGGCCGCCACAGCCCAAGCACAACGCGCTCAACAGCAAGAGGTTCTGCAGCAGCAGAGACTTCAGACCAGCGCACTTGGCACTTTGGCTCAGGCCAGAGAGCGTGAGATTCAGAGAAGAGAGCAGCGTGCTACCTTCGACATCGGTATGGCTTACGACAATCTCAAGGCAGAGCAGGCTAGAGAGCAGTACGCTAGACAGCAAATTGCTCAGGGTATCGTAGGTACAGCATCAGGCATCGCAAGAACCGCTGTCACGTTCGGCGCAGAACAAGGTGCAAAGGTTACACCGGGAGAGTTTTCTCACGACACCAACCCCATTGACATCGTACAGGAGGGAGCTAAGATTGGAGAGATGACAGGTGGCGAGTACATCTTCAACCCACAGCAGGCTGGCCAGATGGCACGCGAAGCCAAGAAGGGCAACTCACCACTGCATAAGTTCGTTCGCAAGACCCTGAACAAGTTCCACAAAGACGCAGAGAAGTATGAAGGCAAGTAAGAGAAAATTCAATCAAGGCGGATTCTACGAGAACAAAACAGACTTTGTTCTCAAGCCCACTGACTTCGCAGCTCTCGGGGCCAACTACGACCAGTTGACCCTGAAGTACATGGACGCCCAGAAGAAGGCAAAGCAGGAGCAGGACAAGAAGGCTAGAGAGGGCATCAGAGCATTCGAGAGCCGTACCAAGGTGATGGACCGCCACAACGGCGTGCTTCAGGCTTCGTACGACATCTTTGAGGAGGCTCGTATTGCGGCTATCAGCAACCCTACTGCGGCAAACAAGCAAGCAGCTGATGAGGCGTACAGCCAGTACTCCGTCATCAAGGAGAACGCTGTGGCTATTACGGCTGACTACCAGAAGGAGGTCAACGATTTGAACAAGGGCTCTCTCGACTCAAACCTTCTCGGCACGAGAGCACAGGCTGTGACTGAGGCCAAGTCCTTCAACCAAGAGATTCCCTTCCAAGTAGTGGGAGGTAGAATCATGGTTCCGGGAGCAGACGGTGAGCCTGTAGAGTACCTGCAGTCTACGTTTGTGAACGAGGGTGTGTTCGGTCAGAACGGAAGAAACTTCATTGCCTCGCGTCGGGCGCCGGGTACGGACTTCATGTTCGCCCCGCTCAGCGACACCTACGCTAAGCAGCTCGAAGGGGATAGCGACATCTTCGCCATGGTCGGTGACAGAAAAAAGGGCATCAACCCTGAGTACGTCGGTAGCCGTGTTGCCCAAAGACTCCGCACTGACTTCATGGCCAACCCCGCTGCATTCGTGGACGCTGTGTCTACGCAGTACGGCGCGTTCTCTTACGGAGTGGAGAACCTGAATGTCGACAACATGAACAAGGCTACTGCCGACTACGGTGGCATTGACCTGTACTCAGGCAATAAGCTCTTGACAGACTGGGAGCTTGTGTACACTGAGCCTACAGAAGAGAACCCAGAGGGCAAGTTCAACGTTGCGTTCCCTAACGTAGATGACGCTGTCAGAAGAGACGGCCTAAGCCCACAGACCGCAGCAGCCATCAAGAACAGGCAGGAGGCGCTGAGCTATCAGATTACCAATACCGCTGACCAGACGTTGTTCAAGCTGAAGAACCAGTTCCAGCCATCACCTCAGGGTGGAGGCCTTAGCTTCGGTGGAGGATTCAAGAGCCAGAACATCCCGTCGTTCAGAGACACTGACCTGTACACCACTGTTGGTGACAAGCAGCAAACGACAGGTCAGAAGGGTAGCATCCTTGACTTCCGCAACGCTCCACTCAACTTCCGGTACAAGGATACCAACTCGAAGATTACCAACATCCAGTTCGACGAAAACAAAAACATCGTTGCGTTTGACATCGAGTCAAAGCCAATGCGAGATGCTTTGGTCAAGGCCTATGGTGAGGAAATCGACAGCTTGGACAGACAGCTTGATAGAATTACGCTTGGACTGCAAGAGCCGGGAATGCTTTCAGAGGAGAAAGACAGGCTCAAACAAGAGCAGAGCGAGCTCAACCAACAGAGAGACACGTTTGACAATGCCCGTAAGTCCATGAGAAGAAAGGATTCTAAGCTTGTCATCCCGAGAACAGGGCTTGGTGGGCAGGAGGGTTCTAACCTCTACATGGCTGGTAACGTCGCTGACATCCCAACCTTCGATGAGATTCTGAACTCACTGCTTGCTGGTGAAAGCCAGTTGATGGCGTTGATTGCGAAGGAGACGGGGGTAGACCCTGCAGTCTTCAATGAGGAATACTTCGAGCAAGCTCCGGGTGCAGGTGGGGTCGATGCCTCACAATACTGATAATTTAGTATTTTAGCAGAATGAACGAACAGGCACTACAGGACGCCTACACTCTGTTCCAAGGAGCAGGATACGGCAAGTCGTTTGACGAGTTTGTTAATTTGATTAACACCAACGACCAAGCCCTCGGGGACGCCTACCAGTTGTTCCAAGACAGCGGCTATGGCAAAAGCCTCGATGAGTTCAGCACCTTGATGGGTGTAAAAAAAAAAGACGATACGTCGGTATCGGTTGCTCAGCCGGAAGAGGTTTCTACGGAATCTACCTCAGCTACGGCTCCTCCACCGGAACAAGAGTCTGGAGATTCGGATTCAGTTCTAGCCCAGCCTGAGCTAACACAGCCCGAGCTTACAGAGCAACAACTCGCTGACCTTCAGCGTGCGGCACAAGCCATCGACCCCAACGTCGAGACGCAGACGCCATACATGCAGGTCAACGACTTCAACGCATCGCTGCCAAGGTTTGGCACTACTGTTGAGGACGCGATTGCCGCTGTTGCTGACGCCCCTAATGAAGCGCGACGCCTAGGGTTCGAGACTCCGGAACAGCAAAACACTTTCTTTGAGGGTGAGCTTGCGGACGTTCTTCTCGACATGGATGGCATCGAGAAGGAGAAACTGTCTAGGGTTGCAGGTGGAGAGTCTTTCTTTATGCAGGAAGAGAAAGCCAATGCTGCACTGGCTGTAGATGAGGAGTTTCAGCGCCTTGCTGAAGAGTCCGCTAAGGGGCTTATGCTCATTGAAGATGACATGACCAAAATCCTTACTGGTCAAGTTGTAATGGCAGGCGACCTCACTGTCGAAGACAGAGTCAAAGACTTGAAGGAGCAGTACACTCAGGAGCTTCCGCCCGAGTTCAGGGAGCGCGTAGAGCGCATGGACCTATCTGAGTTTGCCGACTACACCGTGAAGAACGCTATGGACAGGGACTTTGCTGCCGCACTGGTAGGCATGTCTAGTCTTGAAACGTACGACCTTGAGGCCAAGGTTGGCCGAATGTCGGGTGCATACATGGCTCTCGGGAACGCGGAAGAGCTTGAGGAAGGCAGCTACTACGGCAAGAGACTAGGTATTTCTTGGAAGGACTTTGGTATTGCAGACTACAAGGGCCTGATGTTTGGATTGGGCAAAGCCCGTGTCGAACAGGATGACTTAGCAATCGCCAAGATTGATTCTGTGATTGACAACTACGGAGCCGCTGGTATGACTGAAGAGCAGTACGAGGAGTTCGGCTCACTTGTTTACGACCCAATCGTCAGCAAAAAAATCACGGAGATGTCTGACGAGCCGCTCAGAGATTTGACGTTCTTCAATCCTGAGCAGGCACGTAACCATCGTATTGAGCTTGGTAAAACCATGTTTCAGTCGATTGCTCCTGATAATTTGCGAGAGCTGAGAAAGAGTCTTGCTCGTCGTAAGGAGGACAACATTGACTTCGCTGAGCTTTACGCAAGGGACTACAACTACAACGGAGGCTTGAAGGACACCATGTCTCAGCTTCTTGACGCTAGAGTTCTTACAGAAGAACAGGCCAAGAAGAGTGCTTGGGGCAACTTCCTTGATGGAGACTATGAGGCTTGGGCCGTTCAATCTTTTGGCTTTACTGCAGACCTCCTTCCAGACATGACTAAGGCTGTGGCCCTGAACTACATCGGTGGTCCCAACCTTATGGCCGCTGCCTTTGGACTTGACGCTGGGTCTTCTACCATTGGTGAGTACGCCTCTAGGCCAGAGGTAAGCGGGGTTGAGGCAATAGAGATAGGATTCCGTGCGGGTATGATTGAGGGTGGGGTTACCAGAATGTTCCCCGGCCTTCAAAACCTGCAGGCTGGAGCGGTCAAGAAGGGTATCGACCTGACTAAAGACATTGTTTCTGCATCTAGCAGAAAGGCTCAGAGAGAAGCCATCCGCAAGGGGGTAAAGAAAATCTTTGCCTCTGAACCCGGTAGAGCTATAAAAGACTGGGGCAAGGAGGGTCTTGAAGAAGGAACTATCGCATTCCTCGACCAATGGAACAGAGTTACTTCAGAGGTTGCGTCAGGCAGAATGAATCCGCAAGAGGCGTTTGATGAGTACTGGAACATGGGCGCTATCGGAGACGCGTTCTGGGCAGGATTCCTCGGCGGTGGTGTGGGTGCATCTCCCTTTGTCGCGGCTCGGGGTATGAGTTCCGTAGGTTCTAAGTTCACACTCTTTGATAGACTTGAGCTCAAGGATAGAAAAACGTACCTCCTTGAACAGCTCGAGAGAGGCGACCTTACTGACGACCAGAAAAAAGACTTCCGTGCTCAGCTTACCAAGGTTCACGAGGACGCCAACAGGCTGGCTCGAAAGGACGTAGAGTTCTATTCTCAGATGGAGAACGAAGACATGACGGAGATTATCCGGTTGAATCAGGAAATTTCCAAGAAGCGTCAAAGAGCAAGAAATCTTGCAAGAGCAGAGGGGCGGACGAATCAGACCCAACTGGATGCGCTGGCCAATGACGTGCGCAGTCTGATGACTCAGAAGCTAGAGATTGAGAACAAGTACGAGGCAGCTAACGCTGGATTCGACATGGACGTAGAGGCGCAAACTCGTAACAACAAGGAGGTCGAAAGACTTGTGGACGACATCATGAATGTGGACCGCAAGTGGGACGACGTAACAGAAGGGCAGGGCAATACAGGTGCGGGTAAGATTGTCTTAACTGACAACAACTCAGACACGATTCTATCTCGTCTTCTCGCTCAGGGCATCAAGGGTACTAGGTTCGCCACAGCAGAACAGATTCGTGACGGCATCGTGGGAGCGTTCAACATGGCCAAGGCAATCAAGGCAGACAACCCTGACGCCGAGGTTATCTTGGTCAACAGCAAGGAGGCGTTTAGGCGCGAGGTTGCTAAGGCAGGGAAGGTGTCGCCAAGCAAAGTGAAGCTTTCTCGAGGGATGCACATATCTAGGGACGGCGGTACTGTAGTTCTCTATGCCCCAGCTCTCAAGTCAAACACAGGATACCACGAGGGATTTCACCAATCGGTGTACCGTCAGATGCTCAAGGATGGTGTAAATCGTGGCGAAGCTATGATTCGTTTGGCATCTGCCTTGCGCAGAGGCATGACCAAAGCGCAACTTGCCAAGTACGGCAACTTCGTAAACCAATACGGTAACGTATCTGAGGCGCTCAAGGCTGAGGAGTTTTTGGCTGAGGTGTTTAGTGACATGGCCGATGGAGAAATCGACATTCAATTCCACAAGGGAATCGTAAGCGGTTTTGCAAGTTTTGTGAAGCAAGCGCTTAGCGCAAAGGGGGTCAAGATGACCAACACACCTGTGCTCCAAGACGTAGCCAACGGTCTTCGTGACGCAGCAGAGTACTTCTCAGAGGGCGAAGGAGGCGCTCAGGGGGCCCTTGGTGCCGTTTTAGAAGCATCAGGTAGGCTCAGACCCGGATTGGGTATAGAAGGTGTCTTAAACAGGCGCGAATTGCGTCGTCACAGAAACGCTCAGACCAGAGCTCAGGCGCATCAGCAGTCAGATGACCTCGATTCTACCGTAAAGGCACAGGACAGACTCAACGAACCCAGTGTTCTGGGTGACTGGACCAAGGATGCACTGACGTTTGATGCCAATGGCAACGTCAAGCTGCTCCACGTGGGGCCACAGAACTTAGAGGGTGGGTTCATTGACCCGCGTAGATTCGGTCAGCAGCCATACACCACCGACCAGCGTGGTGACAAGGTTGCGATGTTCTACGCCAAGCCTGAGGACCAAGAGAGCATGGTGAGAGGCCGGGCCTACGAGGCTACGGTGCCGCCGCAAATGCTGTACGACTTGTTCAAGGACCCACTCAACTTTTACGACACAGCACTCAAGGCGTTTAGGGATGCAGGTAACGTCGTTGCTTTCGATGGCAACAGACAGGCAGAGTGGATTGGGTACGAGGCTCGCAAGCAGGGCTTCGATGGCATGGTTACCAAGTGGCGCAACACTGCGCGTGTGGACATGTGGGTTCCTGTACGTCCCGATGAGAACGGCGGGTACTCACCTGCTGGTACCAAGATGACAGAGGCCGACATCTCCCCTGCCAAGAACAACGAATACGCTGTGGCTGCTATCGCAAAGAATATGCGGGAGGCAATCGCGGCGCACAAGGAGAAAGGCACGGGGGTGGACGGTCAGACAACACCACTGAAAGAGGAGACCATCCAGCGCATGATGGACGAAGGCACTACGTTCTACGTCGGCAACAACAGACTCAGCTCGGGCGTCGTGTCCTACGTGGACAAGGACGGCTACATGGGTGGACTCACTAAGCATCCAGACGTACCACTTCGTGGGGTGCAGGCTGAGATGCTGCGTAAGCGTATCGAGGATGGGGGTAACCACCTCGAGTGCTTCGACACCTACCTTGTAAAAAACAACATTGCTGCAGGCTTTGTCCCTGTGGCTAGAATCCCATTCGATGTAGATAGGGCTCCCGAAGGATGGGACGCACCTAACTCAACCCTGCGTGACAAACCAGACCTAGTGTTCATGGCGTACGACCCTGCGGCTGCTGCTGATGCAAAGCCCGGGGACGGCGTCAGGGCCAAGTCCTACGACGAGGGTCTTGCCATGGCTCGCTCCAGAGGGGAGGGTAATCAAAGCACGGGCGACCTTCTTAAAAGTCAACTCACTTCGTTTGATGAAGGCGATGCTGCAGCTATCAAGGATAATGACGGCGAGGCCATTGGCACCTTTTATGAGCTTCTCAACTCTAAGGCCAGAAAGCTAGGAGGGGTTTCTTCCATCTACAGATACAGAGGACTGATGGCGGGATTCAGTCAGGGAAGAATGGTTTACGTTGACGAGCAAGTCACCAAGCGCCCCAACGGAGAACCAGACAGACACATTGAGTTCGTGTTCAGGCCTCTTGACACTGGCAGAATACTTGACGAGCAGCTTGCTGGAAGACAGCCGGGCGAGGATGCAAGGCCAATCCCACAAAAAATGAGGGAGGGGCGCGTGATTAAGCTTGATGAGTGGTTTGTGACTAAGGCCTTAAACGAGGACTTCAAGCCTATCAAGGGAGCTGACAACAGAGGAAGCGGTCTCGGCACTCGGTTCATGAATTTAGTTATGGAAACTGCAGATGAGCTTGACATTGACATCGAGCTCATGGCCTACCCTACAAAGAACTATCAAGGTACAGAGCAGCAAAATCGAAAGGCATCTGACAGGCTGAAGGCTTACTACCAAAAGTTTGGATTTGTTTCTAGCAGCAAGTACAGCGACACGATGGTTCGTGTGGCTCGCACAAACCTTGACCAGCTTAGCCCTGCAGAAGACCAAGCCACTCAAGAGCTTGCACTTGGCAAGGACGGAGTGCCGGACATCGAGTTGTTTACCTTCTTCTCTTCTGCTGTAGAAAGGCTGCAAGACTTCAGGGAGGAGCAATCCATGACTCGGGAGGAGATTGAGCAAGCAAGGGCAGAAGATAGGGAGTTTAACGCGCAGTTCCAGTTTAAGCCGGAGCCAGACGAGAAGTACCTCCAGACAAGAGACAAGGAGATGAAGGCTGACGACTTGGCCGAGCTCGACGTACTGTTCCCGGGCATGACCCCTGAGCAGATTAGAGAGGAGTACATCGCTGCGTTTGGACCCACTACCAAAGCTCAGGCCATCGAGGCCACCATCCAGTTCGATACAGACACGGGTCGGAAGTGGACGGTGCGTAGAAAGTTTACGGACGAGAAGCACGTCAAGAACTTCATCAACTACATTGAGAAGAAGAAGGGCTACACGTTCGACGAGAGATGGAATCACGACACGCCGCCTGATGTCGACCCACCTGAGGTTACTGGAGTCACCAAGGCACAGCAACTGGCGGTTGACGCCATCAACTCAGAGACACCGGGTGAACTGACGCAGAGCATTCAAGTAGCTCGCGCACTCAACAAGTTTGCAGGTGAGCCTGTGAAGAGTGAGGGCGAGATGATGACGCGCTTCCTCAACAACGTGTACGAGGAGGCCGGATTCTACCTGAACCAAAAGGATGCACGCACTGGCGGTATCACGTGGTACACCGAGGACATTCAGGAGGCCAAGAAGAAGATGGGGATTATGTTCCCTGCTCTGCAAGGCGAAGCCATGGGTAGCATCGGCACAGCGTTGCTTGCTGTACTCTCTCCGGGCAACAGCCCTATCGGCAATATGACTACGCTGGCTGCCGTACTGCGCAACACGCCTGTTGACCAAATGCGCTCAGGCAACTTCTCCCGCAACTGGGGAGGAGACAAGATGAGCTTCGTTGACAAGAAGGGCAAGTCAGTAGCGTCAGGCAGAGTTGTTAAGGAAACCAAAACGCACTTCATCGTTCAGGGTGTAGATGCCTTGGGGCGAGACAGCAAGTACAGAAACGGACAGAACTTCCGCGTCAAGATTGCCAAGAAAGACATGAAGGCCGGATACCCCAAGCCTACTGGCTACACCACTAGGGGTAGGATTGTGGCCAAGCAGCTTGACAAGATTCAGTCTTTGTTCGAGAGATTTAAGACACCTGAGGCTGTGGTTAAGTTCCTTACGACAGACCAGCCAATCGGGGTGCTCAGGGAGTTCAGCAAGTCTGTGCCTGACAGCAAGGGCAAGGTGAACAAGAACCCTGCACCCGGTCGACGCAAGGGGGCGTACATCTTCGGAGAGAAGGTGGGTAGCTTCTTCCTGAACATGGAAGGCTTGGGTGAGTCGCTGACATCTGACCTGTGGTTCAACAGAACTTGGAATAGATACGCAGGCACTATGATTGACACGGTCAACGGCAAGGAGACCATCGTCGAGGTTCCTCGTAGCGAATCGGAGCGTAGGCTTCAGGCCGAAGCTGTAACTCAGGCAGCCAATGAGCTTGGACTGACTACTGCAGAACTGCAGGCAACCATGTGGTACTTCGAGCAAGAGCTGTGGAGGAGCATGGGGGCAAACACACGGAGTGAAAACTATGCGATGGCGATTGACAACGTCGCCTCGAGAATGGACCTAGACAATGATACAAGACAAAGACTTGCGGCAGCTGGAGTCAACCTTGACGCGGCTGAAGCAAAACGGGAAACTGCCGTCAGTAGAGCAGATTCTAAAGGCATTGAGAAATACCGCGCCCCGCAAGAGCCCGGCACAGAAATAAAGGCCCAACCGATAACCTCAGTCACCGACCCAGATGGCCCGAGGTTTACGGACTTCAAGGGTGTGTGGGGAGCTATCGCTAACGCGGGCATCCTCATGCACGGCACCCCAGCGAACTTTGCCAAGTTCGACAACGACCTTGCGTTTGGACCTACCATCCCCGGACTCTACGGCAACGGCACGTACCTGACTAGGAATGTAGACAAGGCCGCCATGTATGGCAAGAACGTCATCTTCATTGACGGTCAGGGCCTGAACCTAGCCAACATGTACAGCTTTAGGCAAGGTGCTAGAGTTACCACTGCACTCAATAGGCTGAACCAACTAGGACCACAGAGCTACGAAATACACAAGAAGATTGCCATGGATGCCCGTAGAGGCATGGCTCAAAGACCCAACTCTCCACTGGGATTCAGGTCTGAGGTTGGCAAGAACCCTGAGATACTTGTAGAAAGGATTATTGCCGAGACGGTGAAGCAGATGCAGGATACAAACAACCAGCTTGGCTCCGGCAGAACAACCATCGAGACCCTGCGTAACGTCATGTACGGCGACAACGGCAAGCCGGGTGTTGCTGTCAAGGCGATGATTGACTTCCAAAGAGAAGTTAACAGATTGAGATACGAGGGCATGGACCCTGTAGAGGCGCAGATGAAGGCACTGGGCGATGGCCTAGGAAACAAGGATGCCATTGACGATGCCATGGCGATTGCGAGATACACGTTTGCAGAAATCGTACGTCAGGCAGGATTCGATGGCTACTACTTCTCCGCCGAGATGGACAGGGGTTATCAGGGTATTGAGCGCAGAGCCAAGGAGGGCAAGCTTGAGACAAGAGAGCAGCAGGAGATGAAGCTCGAGGCGCTGGAGATTGCAGGCACCGACGGAGGTTTCGCACAAGAAGCTATCATCGTCAACACCGACAGGCTCAATGACTTGATTATCCCAGCAGAGAATGTAATCGCTGCTGCAGTCAGTAGGATTACCGCAGAGGAGAGCACGATTGACCAAGGCGGACAGATGGGCAACAACGGTGTCATCAACGATGGTATGCGTGACTCCCAGAATCTCCTCAAGGCCCAGCCATTGCAAGGATTCCTCGACGACTACGACGCCGACATGGACACCCTACGCGGTGAGAAGCCACCAGCCCGTATCGACAGAGAGGCAGAGATGGGTAAGGTGCAGCGTGCTATGCTCGGCATCATGGAGTTCGTGTACGACAAGTTCTACAGAGCCATCCGCTACCAGCGCGACATCGAGAAGGCTATCGGTGGCAGCGTGATGCAGGAGCAAGACTACGCCATGGCGCTGTCACTGCTTGACGGTAAGGCTTCGCGTAGGTTGCAGAGTGTGGACATGTTCATGGAGGACTTGGCTGCAGTCATGAATAAGTTCGGCATCTCGCACAAGGAGCTGAGCGACTTCCTGTATGCTATGCACGCAGAGAATCGTAACGCTGTACTGCGCGAGCGATTCGGTAACAAGAAGAAGTCAATCACTGACTCTATCGCACAGCAAGCAGCACTCATCAACGATGAGAACAGCTCGGATGCTGTCAAACGCAAAGCCTCCAAGAAGCTTGCTGACCTGCAGGAAGAGCTGGCTGACGTAGAGGCTAGACTTGAGAACGACAACTTCTCAGGTAAGACCGACGAGCAGGCACGTAGGGAGATTGAAGAGCTGGATGGTGAGGGTATGCGTCAGGCCTACGACATGGTGATGGAGTTCCAAGCAGAGACCCGCAAGCTGATTGTGGAGTACGGAATGGAGACGCAGGCTACTGTCGATAAGCTCGAGGCACTGTACCCAAGCTATGTCCCGCTCAGCGGATTCGCCATTGACGAGGACGGAGGTAGCGAGGCACGTGAGGCAGGCTACCTGCACATGCACCAAGCAAGGGTGTTCCGTGGAATCAGAAGAGCAGAGGGTCGTACCAGCTTGGCTGACAGCCCACTTGACTACATCTTCGAGAGACGGTACCAAACAGTCATGGCTGGCGAGAAGAACCTTGCCAACTCTAGACTTCTTAACCTATTGGCTGACAACCCGGACAAGGACCTGTACAAAGTTTACGGACCGAAGGATGCTACGCCAGTGCTGAGAGGCAAGCGTCGCGGCATGACCCGCGATGAGATGCGCAACAACGACAGGTTCGTCGAGGTTGTCGTCAACGGTGAGTCGTTCTTTATGGAGTTTGCCAACTCTGCCGTGGCTCGTGCAGTCAACAAGCACAACATCCTCAAGTCACCCGAGGGCGTCCCCGGCATGATATTCAATGCCATTCGTGGCCTTGGTAGATTCCTGTCAAGCACCTTTACAAGCTACTCCCCTGACTTTATTGTAGCCAACTTCACACGCGACTTGCAGTTTGGTTTGGGGTCACTACTTGCTGAGCAGGAGATTGAGGGCGGTCAAGCGTTCGGTCAGGACCTTGTTAAGTCCACACTCAAGAAGCACCTCCCATCTCTCGCGTTCCTGTACAAGAATCTGCAGGGTGTTGAGGATACAAGCCACCCAATGTACAAGGCATGGCAGGAGTTCCAAGACTCAGGTGCCATTACTGACTGGCCATACGCCAAGAACAGAGACAAGCTCCGCTCAGACCTCGAGACCCTGACTAGAATGCAGGAGGGTGGTGCCGGGGTTACTGCTGTCAAGGGGCTGAAGGCAGTTGCTGACTACGTGAACAACACCAACATGGCGGTTGAGAACGCAATCAGATTCGCTGTATTCCAGTCGGCCAGAGAGGCAGGCATGAATGCGGAGAAGGCAGCTTACTTGGCTAAGGAGCTCACCATCAACTTCAACAGAAGCGGTAGTGGTGGTTCTGTTATTAACGCTTTGTACCTGTTCTTCAACGCAGGCGTTCAGGGTACAGCCAAGTTTGCACGCACAATGCTGCAGCTCAAGAAGGTTCCTAACGGACGTGGCGGATACTACAGAACACTCAACAGCTCACAGAAGATTGCCATGGGTATGACGCTGTTTGCTGCCGCTCAGGCTGCGCTGAACCAAGCCATCTCTGATGAAGACGAGGACGGCAGAACTTTCTACGAGAAGATTCCTGACTACGTCAAGGAGCGCAACATGATTGTGATGATTGGCGGCAAGGACTACATCAAGATTCCTTTGCCTTACGGATACAACATCTTCCACAACATGGGCACCATGTCCTACGAAGCGGCCACTGGCATCAGAACCGCAGGAGATGCTGGCGCGTTCATGGTCGGAGGTATGGTTAACTCCTTCATTCCAATCTCGTTTGGCGAATCTAGCACTGCACTTAGAAAGCTTGGTAAAGCAGGCACCCCTACGTTCCTGAGACCTTTCCTAGAAATCTACATGAATGAAAGTTACTTCGGGACTCAGGTGTACAAGGACAATGCGCCCGGGCAGAACATGCCTATGTCTTCGCTGGGCTCACGCTCACCTGAGTGGCTGCGCGATGTCACTATGTTCTTGAACGAGGTTACAGGCGGCAACGAGTACGAAGCGGGATACCTTGACATGTCTCCAGACAAAATCTGGCATGCCTTCGAGTACTACGGTGGTGGTGGATACAGATTCCTCAAGAACACCTACAAGGCTGTCGAGACCCCAGTGCAACACCTGCAAGGATACTCTGACGACAAGGAAGAGGTGGCAGGAAAGGTGCTCTCTACGATGCCGATTGTGCGTGTGGGGTACGGGACGTACAACTCTCGCGTAGACATGGCTGACTACTACAAGTTCAGAACCACTGTTAAGCAGGCGGTCGAGGCTAGGGAAAACCTGAACCTCGATGAACCAAGAACGCGAGCAGCTGCTGCGCTGGAAGCCGAGGGTAGGAAGATTGATAAGGCCTTGCAGGCAATGCGCAAAGACATCCGGGCCATTAAAGACAGAGACATTGACCCAGCTCTCAAAGCAAGAGAGGTCGACAAACTAGAACAGGAGATGCTCAGACTGGTGCTCTCATTTAACAAACAATACTTGGAACAGTATGAAGGAAGAAAGAAAAAAGATTAAGGACACCAAGCTGGGTGCGTGGCTGAAGAAAGCCGCGCCCGGAGTCCTAGACAAAGTTGCTGACTTGCTCCCAGACCAAGGGGGCTTGGGCATCGTCAAGAACCTGCTGGACAACGACACCAATGTCGACCCCGAGGAGGCACGTGCCCGTATCGACGCAGAGATTCAGTTCCAGAACAACGTAACAGAGAGGTGGAAGGCGGACATGGGCAGCGATGTCAAGCTCGCAAAGTACATCAGACCAGTTACTTTGATTGCTCTTATGTCCATGTTCATGCTAACCATGGTGCTGGATTCGCTTGACAATCTGCCATTTAACGTAAAAGATTCCTATGTATCTTTGCTAGAAATCCTCATGCTCACAGCATTTGGTGCGTACTTCGCAGGTAGAACTATTGAGAAATCTAAGAGATGAACGAAGAAGACTTCGGCAGCTGCAGCTTCCTTGACCAAGACAAGCTCAAGAAGCAGGAAGAAAAGATTGAATCAGGTGAGATTACCTGCAACATTGAGAACCCAGAAGACTGCGAGTCTTGTAGCGGATAAGCCATGTTAGAGAACCTATCACACTTTGAATTTCTTATGGTCGCAAGCGGCCTCGTGGCTGGCTGGGTTAAGTTTCAAAACGACTACGGAAAGCTTAGCGCGAGGGTTCATGCTTTGGAGGCAGACAATCAGGAGTTCAAAGATGACGTTAAGCAGCTGCTCAAGGACATCCAAGAGATAAAGCTACTTCTGGCTAAGAACCAAATGGCGTGAAGCTCGACGACAACACGAACTTAGGAATCAACATCAAGTGGTTGGTTCAAATTGTTGTCGGTGTCGGCGGAGCGGTCTGGGTTTACTTTACAATCATGTCGGCCCTGTCTCACTTAGAGATTGAGACCATGCGTCACAACCAAGAGATTGAACTTAACTCAGAGTTCAGGGTCAAGTGGCCACGCGGAGAGATGGGTAGCTTACCCGATGACGCAGAACAAAACCTAAGGTTGAACCACGTTGAGCGCGACGTCGAACAGTTACAGATTCTGGTAGACGAACTGCGCCAAAAGGGTTGTGACTAAATAACTTATATTTGCAACATGGCAAACGAAAAATACATGCGCGAGCTGCGTAAAAAGAAGCAGAAGGACACTGGCGCACCGATGCCCGGTTCTACGCCTGTATCACAAGCTAACAAGCCGGGACCTGCGTCTGTGCAAAGCATTCCCCTGAGCGAAGACGAGAAGTACTACATCGAAAAGGGACAAGGCCAGCCATTGAACCGATACGCAATGGGCGACCCTAACAAGATGCACGGCAACATGACTGCAGAGCAGGCGCAGTACTACGACCAAGGTAAGAGCGGCCCTAGGATGGGGCCAGACATCCCACCAAGCCAGAGACCCGGAGGGTACAAGGCTTTTGATGCAGACAAGAAAAGACTCCGTGACACCCGAGAGGTTGGAGGAGAGAGCGGATTGCTTCGTCAGCTTGAAAGAGGTGAGACACCTACAAGCGACAAGAAGAAGAAGGAAGAGGATGCAGCGTTCTTCGAGAAGGGTGGCATGATGTACGAAGAAGGCGGTGAGGTGAAGTCCAAGGTCATGAGCATGCTCGATGGCATGGAGGACATGCCTGCTGAAGCCGAGGTCGTCAAGATGATTGTCGAGAAGCACGGCGTCTCAGAGGACGAAGCCAAGGCCATGATTGCTGAGTACAAGCAAAGCAAGATGGGCATGGGCGGCAAGATGGAGTACGAAGGAGGCGGAGCTATGAAGCTGATGCGTGACCCAAAGGACATGGTTGGTATGACCATGGCAGGGGGCGCAAAGATTGTCAGCTGATAGACTCGAAGAAGTCTTCGTCCAAGTCTTTGATGGGGAGGATGAACTGCTCGTAACAGTAGCGGTTCACCTCCTCTTTCTCTTCTGGGGTAGTTCCTGACCCAATGTTGTGCGCTTGATACGAGGCGTTAGACCTCAACAAGCTGTCGATTTTCTGTCTCAAGCAACGACAGTTGCGATAGTGTTGTTTCATTGCTGCTGTTTAGAAGGAACATTGGCAGGATGATGAGCTTGACAAACCCTGAATCCTTGTCGTCAACGAGCTCATGGATGGGTGGTGTCCACCCCTTGACGTTGCCGATGCCGTTTATCACAGGCTTGCGGATTGCAAAGCGGTTCTCCTTGTGCGCCTTCCAAAGATAAGCACGCAGCTTCTCCAAGTCAAACGTAAAAGCGATGTGGAGTTTCTCTGGATTGCGGACGATGTAAACCAAGTACTCTGCCTTTGTCTTCATAATCCCACAAGGTTGCTGGGTTTTAACTGACTCGTACTCCAAGAACAGATTGACTGGCTCCTTCCTGCGCTCTGCCCAGTAGTATGCCTTGACGTCTGTCTTGACTTCGTAGTACACGCCAGTGTTGTTGTCGAAGACATCCCAGTCACACTTGCCTGTTGAGATTGTGCAGTCACCTCCCTTTGCGTTGAGCCACGCTGCCCAAAGCTGCTCACCTAGGTCACCAACCTGCATGTCTGCAAGGAAGTTCTTACTCATGAGTGGTTGTATTCAAGGCAGGCATCCTTGACAGTTGCTACCTCAATGTTAACCCTCATACGGAAGTCCTTGACTAGTTCCGACACCTCCTCCGAAGAAGAGATAGGGTTGCCTGCATCGTCATGCAGCGACTCGTACAGCTCTGTTGTGAGCCTCTGAATCTCCTGCGTGGAGAACGAGTACAGTTCACTTAGCTTTCTTAATTTCATCCTTGATGATTTGAATGACCTTGTCTACTTGTTTGCTGTTCTTCGGCACGAACAACATGTAGTCGCCATTCCCGGTCTCCACCATCTGCTTCAAGAAGAGCTTCCACCTGAGTGGGAACCCGTGCTGGGTACGCTGGTACCCCTTGGTTTCGATGATGAACTTGTGCTCGTGAGACACAAAGTCCGGTGTGTACTCCATCTTCCTGACCATCTTCCCTGAGTAATCCATCATGTCAGGTCGCCTGTTGGTCGACTTGAAATAGATTCCGGGGTAGATGAACTTGTCGACGAGAGTGAAGCTCTCAGGCTCGTACTCGAACTTGAGCTTGGCTTCTTTCAACTTGTCGTAACAGTAAACCTCAAGACCTGACTTGAGTTTCTTGCCACCACGGTTCATGCTTTTACGCCGTGCCATGATGCAAGTTACTGGTAAATAGGTGTACTTACAACATCAAAGCGTCATCTGTTTTCCCACAAGCAATTCACACAGTGGACGGAACAGGCGTGGCCCGGGGCTCACGAAGTTGAATCCTGACTGCTGCTTGCTGAACTCGAATCGTAGTGGATAGTCTAGTGCGGTGGGGTTGCCACCCGTCTCAGTCATGCGGACCTTGCGTACGTGCATCTCCACGGTACGCCTGTCACTCCAGTCCTCTGCTTGTGTCTTGCGGTGCAGCGTAATGAATCCGTCGGCACGGTTCACGAACTTACCACCGCCCTCTGTATCCTCAGCGTAGGGAGCAAGCGGCAACCCATCGGGACCTTTCCTGCGCTGTGCTTCAGTGAAGGCGTGGGCGTTGACCCACACTGCAACCTGATGCTTGTTGCTGAAGGTGAGGAACTCGCTGGCTGCCTCGTAGTGGTACTCGTGTGTGCTGAGTCCACGGTGTGAGCTCAGGTCAATACGCAGTGCGTTGTAGGGGTCAACCAAGATACCGTCGATGCCCTCGTAGTTCTTCATCTTCTCTGCGAAGACAAGGATGTCGTGAACACTGTAGTTCTTGTGGTTGTCAACAAACGTGAAGTGCTTGTTTACCCACTCGTGTGCAGCCGTAAGTTCTTTGTGGTTCATGCGCTTGATAGGCATGTCCATGCAGAACTGCATCACCTTAATCTTGTTGGCCCATGTCGGGTTCTCTGCACTGTAGACAAGCCACTTCCACCCATGCAACATGGATGCAGCGACCATCAGCCACAGCGTGAAGGTGGTCTTACCCACGTTGCTGTGTCCGTTAATCATGAGGAACTCACGCTTGAACCTGAAGTACTCGTCGAACTTCTCGTTCTCTGTGCCAAGGCCTAGTTCAATCTGTCCTGCGATGAACTTCTGAATCCACTCGTAGTCTCTGTCGTCCGACGTGATGAAGGACATGTCACCATCGTTCACCCGCATCTCGTGCCTGACCTTCTCAAGCTCACGGGTAATCTCACCAATCGGCGCGAGCTTGCCCTTCTCTATGCCATCGACGATTGTCTTTCGGGCTTGGTCAAGGTCGAGAGGATTCCGTGCTTCAATTTCACGAACAAGTACGCGAAAGGCTTCGTCCTCTTCGACCCGACCAGCAGCAATGAAGCCGCCCATCAGGTAGGAGGCACGCACTAACGCTGCATGCTTGCCCCCATCGGGGGCGTACCGAATCATTTGAGCAGCTATCTGAAGCTTCTCGTAGTCAGTACGCCCCTTTACCTCGGTAGGGTCTGGCTCTGCATGCTGTTCCGATTTGAGTCCACCAAACCTAGTGGGCTCTGAGTTGATGCAGATGTTGTCGTCGTACGATTCAAAACACGCACGCGATTCGTTGATGCCCGATGGGTCAGCCTCGAGCTCATGCTTTCTTTGGAAGTAATCACAGAGAGAACGGAAGTGGTCCCTGTGTCTTTCCGGGTTGCTAATCTCTACGAGTGCCTTGACTCCGTCACCACTAGGTGAAGTCCAACACGCTACCACGTGCGGGTCGAAGGCAAGCCTAGCCTTAGCATCCTCTACGTCCCCGACATGGTCGAAGTCTAGAACAATGATGCCGCTGTGTTTCTGCAGCGACTCGTCATTGCGTTCATTAAACACACCGCTCCACAGCACGATGGGAAGAAGCTTCTTGGCTTCCTTGTCCCCGCCACGGACACGCTCAATCTTCTTCTTCTGCTTGCCAGATTGGATGCGTTGCAGTGCTGTTTCCACTGTGATGTACAGCGGTGTCTTGTTGTAAAGGTCCTCGAATATCGTTACCACCTGTTTCATGTTTCATGTTAATCCTTAGCAATACCAAGTAGCCCATCAGGTCTAGCAGTGTGTCCTCATCCACGTCGTCTGTCCCCCAGTTCTTGATGCGGTTCAGCTTGTCGTCGATGCGAACTAGCAGTTGCTCGTGTGAGGTAGCCTTGCTAAAGATACGCGCTGGGTTGAGCGCAGCGTTGCCATACCTCCTGTTCTTCTCCGTAAGTAGAGAAGTGAGCTCGCCTAACACGCCCTTGACGTCTCGCACAAAGTCACGATGATTCAAGTTCTGCGACATACTGCTTGATATTTTCTTTTAGTCTCATACCCAAGGCTGTACTCCCCACCTCCAAGTGGTAGATGCAGGTAGCTGCCTCCTTGAGAATCTTGTAGAAGTCGTAGTACCCATCGTACAGTGATGAGTTCTTCACGTAGTAACTCACGCTGCTGTGGTCTTTCTCAAGAGCCTTGGCGATTGACGTGATTGTGAAGTAGTGGAACATTGCCTCTGCAAACGCCACCCGGAAAATGACGTTGCGTTGCTCTCGGTTATGTGGGTCGAACGGGTAACCAATAGCTTGGTAGTACGAGTCCCTCACCTTGATGAGGTCGCCGACATCACGGCGCTTGACTTCGTACTTTGGAACCCACTCTCTTCTTGGAGAGTATCTCTTCAATTTTGATTTCGACTGTGCCATCGTATCTAGGTCCGTAGTAGTTGCGGTACATCCTGTCCCATGTGTGTCCCTTGAGGATGTCCTCTTTGGTCTCTGCACTGGTGACAGCGTAGTCCTCCGCGCCGTACTCTCTGATTACCTTCTTGCCTTTCTTGTACCGGAGCTTTAGTTCGTAGTAGTAGATGTCTCTCATGAGATGAAGCGGGGGCAGCCCTTAACCCAAGGCCACCCCCTAACATCATGAAACAGTTTACCCCTTAGAACGGTACGTCGTTCGACTTGGTTTGCTGAGCGCCTTCGGCACGTGGGTCGTAGACGGATGCCCAAGCGTTCGACTTTGAGAAGCGCTCCTTGTCAGGAGTCAACACGACTGAGACATAGACAGCGCCTTTATCTGTTGCGTACTTCTTCATCTCTTCCAACTCAGCAAGGGTGAACTTGACACGAGCAGAAGACTTGACCTGCGTTACATCGCCGATGAAAACGCGGTCTGCTGGTTTGTTGTTTGTATCCATGTGAATAGAATGTTGAATTAAATTTCTTCGTAAATGTAGTCATTGACTACGGGTTTGTCAAGGAAAAGCCAATCTTTTATTTTGGCGACGGCATGCTCGAACTTGAACTGCCCTCTCAGAATCGTCTCTTCCTTCGCCTTATACACAGCCACCGGGTACGGGTACGTCTTTTCCTGAGCAACCCAAAAAAAGTCATCAAGACCCGCGACCTGCGTGTAGATATACGCTTGAATGTCATAGGAGAATTTGTTTACATCGTACTTGAATCCCGGTATCGACCGCGTGCTCTTGCTGTCGGACACGTACTCCGCGCCCTTGCAGTCAAAGAAGCCACGCACTGGGATGTCGTCAATGAACTCGTTGAACTCAACCTGATAGTCGCCCATCATGTATCCGTCCTTGATGCCGGAGTCAATCAACCGCTTCACCATGAAGTGAGCTGTCTTCCACTCTGACTCCTCAACGAGATGCTTGTCCTCCTCGACAGCCTCAGTCTTTATCTGTTGCACTGCCGCCTTGTACTCTGATGAGCTCTTGGGATTCTTCAGGGCCTTGACTCGGTCGCTCATCTTCTCCATGATTTGGTCATGGTCGATGACTTGATAGGTAGCCTTGGCCTTGTCAGGCTCGAACAACATCATGTCGTACATCGAGCCGAAGGTGAGAGCCGGAGACTCCTTCTTCAGCTTGCCCGCCATATACAACTCGAAGGCACGCATGTCAGTGAGCGCATGCTTGATTGAGCTGTAGGACAGATAACTCTTGCCCGTCTTCTCCTGTAGCTTGAGAGAGAACTCCATTATTTCCTCTTGCTCTTCGCGCCTTTAGCTGCGACGGTCTTATTGACTGTCTCGAGCAATTCGGAATCCTGTTCGGGAGTAAAGGTGTACTTGTCCACGGACATGGCGTAAGCTTGCTGTGGATTCTTTGAGTTCTGAATGAAAGCGATAGCTTTCTCCATAGTCTCGTCGTCTACCTGTGGCTTAATCTTGCCATTCTCAACAGGAGGTGCGGTGATTCTTTCTGGCTTGGTGTAGCTGCCATGCGTGTTGGTGGCATCGCTGTCCTTGCCATCATCAATACAGAACAGTCCGTTGAGCGCGTACTTTCTCGCGTACGAAGAGGCAGCACCTGTGACTTGCGAGCCATCCATACCTTTCTTGTTCTCTTCTTCTCGAGCGAATCCTGAAGCAGATACTTCTGCCTCGCCATCAGATACTGTCACTGTAGCCTGCACATACACTCGACCACCTGTCTCTACGATGGTGTCACTCATCACGAGAGCGAGACCATGTTCTGTTAGAAGGGGCTTTACAGATTCTACAATGTCCTCGCACGAGCGGTACTTGTATTTGCCAAAGGAATTGAATTGTCCCTTGGGTGCTTTCAGTCGTGCCTGCACGTCAGAGAGCTTGTGAATGATTGTTTTCATGTGGAATTGAATTGTGTTGTTCCCGATTTATCGGGGTAAAGTTCGGAACTATTTCTGACAAAATCAAGGGTTTGATAGCAGGATGTAGGAAAAAAGTTTTCCACACATCACTGCCATCGCCACCATAACATCTTGATAATGAACGAGATGTATAGCGTTAGTGCAACCCTTAGTACAAGCAGATGCCTGCGCCATTGTCTCTCTGTCATCGAACTGTCACCGAGTTCTCATGGATGATACGCATAAGCTTGAAGTACAGCTCACCGTCAACCTCATCATGGAACAGCATCTTGGACATGACAAGCACAGCTGCGTTGCGCTCCTTGGCGTTGAGCGTGATGCACTTGCGGTCCTCGATGCGGAGCTGAGTCATCTTGGCACACACCGACTCGGGTGAGCGACCGATAATCTTAGCCACCTTGTTGATGGTTGGGTTGTTGAATGTGAGGGGCACGTCGTTTGTGATGTGCTCCGTAGCAGTGGCCACCTCTTGTTGTGACCAACGTCTCTTGAAATTAGACATGTTCATTTGAATTAGGGATAGATTTCTACGTTGTTCTTGAGGTCCCACACACACTTCTCTCCGAGGAGTTTGCACCTGTCTAGTGCTTCCTCCTTGTCATCGAACAGCTGTGAGATGTCGACCTCGGTGTCACCTTCCTTGTTGTCCCATGTACCTACATACATCTTGGACTTAAGGCTGTGTTGCTTGAGCTTGGTGATGGCGTCCATCTGCATCGTCCATGCAATCGCTAGGTTGGACACGTATGATTGACGTGGCACTTGGATTGCGGGAAGGTCAAGCGCAGCCATGTCAGGATTGTAGACTGACTGCACTAGGATGGTTTCGGATAGGTCACTACGCCCAAGCATGTATCCTTCTGTCGGCACGTGGCTGTTCCATGGGGACACGGTCGAGCCTCCGTACATGAAGTGCATGTAGCACGCCTTGTACATTGCAAGCTTACTCTGCGATTCCATATAGGTTCCGATTGTGTACAAGCATCAAGGGAACCACAGCGTTGTCCTCGTTGTCGGACACACCGCTTACCCAGTGTGGGTGCTTGCGTGGATTGTACATGTACCTCTTGTCGGTCTGCTCCATCAGTATTCGGGGCAGATGCTCGCCACCTACCAAGTGGTAGTCGTCGAACTCGACCCAAGCACAGACCGTCTTGTTCATGCCGTCGTGGATACGCTTGGCTACTGAGCCGTGGTTGCGTAGCCTACAGTTGTGCAACAGCGCAACGAATCCGTCAGGCCTGTGGTATTCTGTCGCCATAGCGAACTTGCCCACCGGAGACATCTTCTTGAGCTGCCACTTCTTGTAGTTTCTGCCACGACCCAAGTGGTACCGAAGTGTGTAGTGCCCGCTCATACCTCGTATGCTTTTGCGTTACCTATCACACCGCCATTAGGTGCGACTACGAACAAGTCTGACGTACCATCGAGAGTGTTGATGCTGTAGCCCTTGTGCTCCATGGGAACTTGGCACAGCCAGACCATGGTTGCGTACTCCTTGCCGTCGTCAGACCAACCGACAAGGAATCTGCGTTCTTCAAAATCTGCCATTACTTAAATGAATTTAGGTGTTCTAGTATCTGCTCCTCAAGAGCAGCGAAGTCCATGAGGGTGGCGAGGTGGAAGTCCGTGATGTCGATGGGTTCCTCGGGTACCACGTTGGGCTCGACAACAGGGCGTGTGCTCTTGATGTACACACGGTCGACCTCCACGTACTCAGGGTTGCCGGGGTCGACGTCACTGTCAGGGCGGTACGGATGGTAGTCGTATGTGACGAACACAACGTACTGATTGTCAGTGTCTTCCTGTAAAATGTATTCTTCCATGTTGATAAAGTTACTCATTGGAATCCATAATAGCAAGGGGTTCCTTGCCTTTCTTTGCTCGGTGCTCGTTGACAAGTGCAGTTGACAGGTAACGAAGCGTGTTGATTTGCTTGTTGATTTTGCTGTTGAACTTGAACTGATTCACAGGGTCGGCCTCGTGCTTGGAAAGCTGTGCCGCCCTGCCGATGTGCAGGCAGTTGGACAGGGAGATGAAGTCCTTGTTGCCCACCTCAATGCGGATGCGCATACCCTCTTCTCCTCTTGCGTTGGGGATTCGCTTGATGACCATGCCGCCCGCTCGGTAGTCGAACTCCTCACGGGACTTGCGTTTGAATAGATTGAAAATCATTTGCTTGTAAGTTTTTTAAGTTCGTCAATGATGTAGTCCAGAACTTCGCCATCACTTAGGCTCTCGTTCTTTGGAGAATGTATGAACTCAATGAGTTCTTTCAGCTTTTCATTCATCGTCGTCGAAATTTGGTGAGTATTCCTTGATGTACTTGGCTACCATCTGTTCGATGTCACCGACAACCTCGTCCACGTCGTTGTGTGTGAGGTCGTACTCTTCGAGCATGAGCTTGGAGAGTCTCATGTACGCGCTGTCGTCAAGCGTGTGGCCGTCTGATATGCAGTAGCCCCTGTGGTTGAAGCAGTTGCTAACGTAGAGGCGGAGGTCTGATAATGTTTCGTTACTCATTGTGTTTTGCTTTTTCGTAAAGTTGTACCAACTCGTCGTACAGGTCATAGAGTGCAGTGCGCGGGTCGAAGTTGGGGTCATCTTCCTGACGTACTAGGTAGTCCCCTACGATGTTCACGAACTCCACGCCTATCATGGTGGCGGATTGAAAGAAAACAACCTCGTCTTTTTTGTCTTTACTCATTGTCCATTCCGTATAGTTTGTCTAACACTTGTTGCAGGTCGTACTTGATGTCCGCCACCTTGTGACAGAGGTCTTCGATTACTTCCTTGTCGACTGCTCTTTCCTCTTCACCAAGGAACTCTGCTGAGTCAGCGAAGCCATCGTGGAAGTGGTCGGGGAAGTCGCACGGCTCGGAGCGATAGTCGCAGAAGGGGCACTCAATCTCCTCGTGTTGTGTGCGATGGATGAACGTAGAGCCACAGCTACCGCAGTCTACGAGGTTGAGGTTCGCACCCTGCATCTCCTGTGTGTAATCTTCTTGGCACTTTCTCTTGTTCCTGCGGGTCATGCCCTTTGGGAACTGATTCATTGGTGTATTCATTTGTGATTTGTGTAAATGGTTGCACATCTTTCTTCGTCTTGGTAGTACATGGCACCGCCATTGTTACCCTCGTCGTCGCTTTGCGGGATGAGGATTGACCCGTCGGTGAAGATGATTCGGACGGGTCGCTTGTACCACCCTGTCACCTCCATGTCGGGGTCGGATAGCCAATGCACGGACTTGATGGTCTTGCCTTCGAGTAGCTTGAATGACTCGGGCACTTGGTATAATTCAGCTTGCTTCATTGTTCTTGTTTGTTGATTATGATGCTCTCTTGTCCACTAAATTGTAGTTCGTACCACTCCTCCCAACTACACCCACAATCATTGCAGGTTGCCGGATAGTAGACAGCGGTAGGCTCGAACTCACACAAGTCGTAGTCGATGTACTCGCTCTTGCAGTTAGGGCAAACGCCCTCTTTTACTAGGTCTTGATTCATGCCTTGGTGATTAGTTCTTCTTCGAGCATCTGCTCGATGATGTGGTTGATGATGCGGTCGATAACGTCGTCGCCGTTGGCACCCCACGAGATGCTCCCGTAGTTGACGGTGGGTAGCCACTCTTTGAACTCGATGTACAGCTTACGTGGTACGTGCCACTCAAGGTAGTCTACCAAGTCCTCGTAGTATGAGTCCATCTCACGAACGATGGTGTCCTCACCCCAATCGTCGACGTCCTCCCACTCACGCCACAGGTTGCAGAACCCGTTGTTGTAGTAGTCGTAGCCGACCCGAGAGATTGCACGTAGTGCTTCGGGTAGTCCGTCCTCTGCTTCACCTGATGCAGGGATAAGTGCTTTCCATGCGGCATCGTACTGCTTTTGGTACTTGCCTTCTTGGTCCCAGTAGGAACCGCAGTCTTTGTTAATCTTAGACATAGTTATTAGGATTGATGGGTTGATGTTTCGTTGTCGATGAGTTGACGGATTGCTCGGTAGCTGTAAGTCTCGTCGCGGTAAGCCCACTCGGTTGCGAGTTCCTTGCCGTTGACTTCTGCGATACCTCGGGAGAGGCCGTAGCCTCCGTTCTCGATGTTGAAGGTGATGCCGTTGTGCTCACCTGTGCCATGGTAGTTAGGCATTTTGATGGGTGTTTAAGTATTCTACTTGTGTGTCGTACGCTCCTGCGAATGCGTCAACGTCGGACTGATGCAACCTGATGTACAGCGATTGGTACACAGGCGGGTCGCCGTCGATGAGTATTTGCTTGGAGTGCAAGGTCACTGTGAAACCATCTTCAACAGGGTCGTCACCCGTGCTAACGATGTCGGCCTCGGTGTGTCCGAGTGCCTGAATGTACAGCAGTGCTTTCTGCACCTTAGATAAGTTTACTTGCTTCATTCTCAGTGGGTTAGAGGATTGTCAGGAGTGAGCCGAGGAACGCCAACCATGCAAGGAAGGCGAACCACAGCCACACATCAGGAGTCAGCCTGTTGCGCTTCATTGTCTGTTGATTTGTCAAGGTTGAACGTGGGTTTGGTCAGGTTGTGTGACCCAATCGTTGTGTCGATGGCGTCGTCATTCATGTCGAGAAATGCTCGGATGTCATCGTAGTCAGCGAGGTTGATTTGGCGGAAGCGCAGGTGGTCTGTCAAGTCCATCGCGTCAATGGTGTACGTGCCGTTGATGTCGAAGTACATCCCGTTGTCGCAGACGGATGTGTAGACGTCGGCTTCGTAGTCACGCGTCTCGTCTTGGACGTGCGACGCTTGGAAGTTTGCGCCATACCCTGCACCAAGCAGGAATACCTTGCGCAGTACAGGCCAATCGACAGCGAGGCCGTCGTTGTTGCGTAGCTTCTCTTCAAGCTCGGCAATCTTGTCTGCCTGCTCTTTGATGACGCGTTGAACTTCCGTGCAGAACTCGGCACGCTGAGTGTGAAGTTCGCTCTTGACTTGTGCCTGAGCCAAGAGGTCTTTGATTGATTGTTCCATGATGTATGGGATTGAAATGAAAATTAGTTTAGTGGTAGTGTGTCTACCTTGATTCCGAAATTGCCGTCCGCCTCGAGCCACCCATCGTTGATGAGTGCTTGCGCCGTGCGTCCGTAGTGTCCTTGGAGTGTCCAAGCCATGCCTGTCTTGACGAGTTCAGAGAACAGGCGAAGCGTGCCCATGTCGTCGAGGTGTCCCATCTCGTAGTCGATGATGCGGTTGGTGACGTCGTACTTGTGTGAGTAAGTTCCCATGATTAGTTGTATGCGGAACAGCGAGTGTTCCAATTAGCATTGAATTGATTTGACTGAACGTGCTTGGTGGTTGTACCACACGATGAGAGCACGAGTGCAACGAATGCACAGATAGATACTACGACTGCGTAGCGCACAAGAATCTGTTTCATCTTGATTGAATTAAGGGTTTGAGAAAAGCGAGGTTGGGTGGGGCCTGAACGTCTAGGTGTCACCCGTTCAGTGGCATTGCTCCCCTTGCCCATCCTCTACCCTGATTGTTATTCTGCCCACAGGGTGTCGGGTGGCATGGCATATATCTCGGCTCCGTCTTCGCCATGCGTTGCAGGGTCAGAGCCACGGTTTAGGTTGCGTTTAACGTCCGCCGACTATCGTTGATTATCCGTACACCACTTCGCCGAGCAGTACGCATTGAAGCCACACGTCTGCCGTGATGGCGTCGTCGTTCTCGGTGATGATGTTCATGAAGTGCCAATCGTAGTCCTTGGCCATCTTGGCCGTGCCGTCAGCGACACGATGCCATGACAGCTCGCAGAACTGCTCCTGATACTCGTCGTAGAAGGCGATGGACTTGCCCGCCTCGATGTACGCCCACATCTTGCGTTCGATGTATGGCGTTGGGTGCGCCTCCCGAACGTCTTTGTTCAGGGGGCTATTCCAATGCTCTTCTATCTTGTCCCACTCCTCCTTCACAACGAGGAGGTCACGGGATGAATACATGGCGTTGCAGAAGACGTCGTGCAAACGCTCGTCGGGGATGTTGAGTTCTACTTTCATGAGTTCTGAATGTATGATGCAAGGAGTGCAAAAATGATGAGGAGGGCTACGCACAGGATGCAGTAGCCGATGGAGTAGTCGGTGGCTTCAAGCTGAATCATGCCTCGATGGTTTCGGGTTGTGCTTCCATCTCTTCCACGTAGTCGCGCCATTGTTGTGCGAAGCGGTCGATTTGCCATTGCTCGCTGATGGACACGGCTATCGCGTCGAGGAACTTGTGGTCGTCCGTGAACGTCCGAACGTGGATGGTGATGACGGGCTTGTCAGCGTTCCAATGCTCCCAACGCATCGAGGGCGAGTGCCCCTTCATGGTGAGCCAATTCAAAGCGTCTGCGAGAGTTTGAGCCGTCTCGGGGCTGTACTTTAGATGTTCCATCTTGTATGGGTTTAAGTGTTTGTGGTGCAGGGGGAGTCGAACCCCCGACGCCCAAGGATAACCCTCGTATAGCGTCCTCCAAGTACACCTGTGGTCTACATCCTAACTTAGTCCACTTATGCGGTCAACTCAGCGACCATATCCTCTGCGATTTGCTCCTCCAAGGAGGCGAGCAACTCGGTGGCAGTCATCTGCACAGGGGCTTCGAGCAGGAACTCAACGACGGCCACAACGCGTTGGGCAAAGCGTCGCTTGGCCTTGGGTGTGTGCCCGACCTTGAAGGTGGCTTGCAATCGCTCCTCGATGTCGCGGAGGTCGATGGTTGACTTGCCGACCTTGAACTGAATGAGCACAGGGTGCGACAGGTTGGTGAAGCGTGCGCCTGTCTGCTTCTGCAAGGACAGGTAGCGGAACAAGCGGTTGAGCATCGTGCCTACGACGAGGTCGCGGGCTTGCTTGTTGTTGGTGTCGAGGTCGTAGCTGAACTCGAAGCAGTTAGACAAGGCGACTTCGTGGTTGTCGCGGGTCGTGGTGTATGCCTGAAAGGCGGTTGCAGTAAACAACATGAAATTGAAGTTTGTGTGCCGAAGCACGGGTTAGAACAACGGGAGGGAGTCGAACCCTCACCACCCTACCGAGGTGGCACGCCTGTGCCGTTGCTGACGCCATGGCGGGTGGATAGCCCCGCAGTCCCAAGCTGGCTTGTATCATGGCGGTGTAGTCAATAGTGTTTGCGTTACTTCTTCCTCCATCCACGCCCTGCGGTGTCGGCTCGGGGTGTAGGTAGTTTCATCATGTCAAAGAACTGCGCTCTTCGGTGAGTGGTGTGTGCCCACCATGCTTTCTGCATACATGGTGCGAGGTGCGCTCCGTGGAGCGGGTCGTTTAGTCAGCGACAGGCAGTACGTCAATAGTCCGAGGGCGGTTGCCGTTGCAACACGAGAGCCATAGTAGTATAGGGGGGTTGAGCCACCAAATTGTCAAGCAACTTTTAGACAGAGAGCATGATTCAATCGACGAACAGCCAAATAGCTTCGACGAGAAAATCAGAATTTTAACATTTGTGTGTTTGCACAGGTCAGAAAAATGTTGTAGACGCGCGTTGCAACGTCCGTGCCAACCCCGTTGGTGGGGTCAGTTTGGGATGGTTGGACCTAGGGGATGGGGTTGTTCGGCCACCCTGCATAGGTAGTCCAACTTGCTATTGACAATTCACCGAATCGTGTTGACAAAAACGCTAGAAGTTTCTGCAATACAAACGGGTAAACCCTACCCCCCCACTAGGAATAATCGACTTCCGTATGACGTGACGCACGTGTACACATAGACATAATCCCCACCCCACAAATATCTCAGGACTTTTTCAGGGAGAGGGTCAGGACAAGGATTGACAAATCACATGATACTATCAGGCAATGGGCTGACATGTATGTGTTTCCTTTTTGAGCTGTACAGAATCGACTTTTAGCCCACAAGTACTCCCGGCAGGACTCGAACCTGCAACCTGCACATTAGAAGTGTGCTGCTCTTTCCAGTTGAGCTACGGGAGCATATCGTTTGACACAAAGGTACTTACAAGTTCTCGAGTAAACAAACACTTTGGGACTTGACTTTTTGATTTTTTTCCCGTAACTTTGCTAAGACGAGTGGCACTCTCGACAACGAGAACACGCCCTTCGCCCCTGTGGGGAGGGTCTCGGTCGCTTCTCCTTCAGAACTGTTGCCGCGTGAGACTACACTAGCGGAATCGTAATCGCCAAGTGCCGTATCGAGGATAGCTGTACCCATTCTTGTAGTATATTTACAGCCATGTACATCCCTCAGTTAGACCCTGAGTTTCTGGAGGTGCTCCTGAAAGCATCTAAGAAACAAAAGAACAATGGTTCTGCTCGTGCGCGGAGACGTGCAATGGAGAGAACCCTCAACAAATTCTACGGCAATGCAACCAGTAAAGAAGGACAAGAAGACGGGGCTTCCTAAGAAGTATCTCGACGGTTCACCAAATCCGGCGGCAAGAGCCGAAACCATCAAGGAGGGCAAGAAGGCCTACGAAGAAGGACGCAAGCTCCCCGACAGCTACTTTGATGAACGACAGAAGTATGGTGTTGGTGGCGCAGTAGTTAGCGGCGCCTTGTTGGAGGGCATTGGTCAGGGCGCTGGTCAGGCTCTTGGAGCGGCTGGCGTGGGTGCCGTCTCAGAGTTATTGAAGAAGAGAAAGAAGAAAGAGTACAAGAAGGGTGGTAAGGTGAAGAAAGGCAAGGGGGCCAAGGAGGGTCGCAAGCCTTTGAACGCGTCCACCATCGCTTCGCTCAAGAAGAAGGCCAAGTCATCCGGCAAGTCTCTTGCCACACTCAAGAAGGTTTACCGTAGAGGTCAGGGTGCGTATCTGTCCAGTGGTTCAAGACCCAAGACAAGTATGGCAGCATGGGCCATGGGAAGGGTCAACAGCTTCATCAAGGGCTCGAAGAAGCACGACACGGACTTACGATAATTTTATTAGATTTGTAACCTCAACAAGAACGAGATGCCACAAGCAAAAAAGAAAGCCAAAACCTACAAAACCTACGCCGCTGGCGGTACGGTTAATGAGATGACCTTCGACCAAGTCAGAGAAGGCATGGCCAACGGAAGTATCAAGCTCGCCAAGAAGTCTTTTGCCTACGGAGGTAAGATGTACAAGCAGGGCGGTAAGCCCGACTACCTCGACCTCGACAAGGACGGCAACAAGAAGGAGCTCATGAAGGACGCAGCCAGTGACGCACCTTCAGGTAAGAAGGGCATGGCAGTCCCCAAGGCTAAGAAGGGGATGCAAGTAAAGCTGAAGAAGAACAAGAAGAAGTAATGCACCTTCAGGTACTCAGGTTCTCAGACAGTGGGGACTCGACTAACGGCATGTTGGTTGAGCTGCTCCCTGATGGGCGTGAGTTCCTGTGCTACACTTTGGAGGACGAAGAGCGTAAGAGGAAGAAGCGAGGCGAGACCCGAATCCCTGAGGGGACATACGACATCACGCTTCGGACCGAGGGCGGGTTTCACGCCAAGTATTCCGAGCGCTTTCCCGACATCCATGAGGGCATGCTCTGGGTGCGAGACGTTCCTAACTTTGAGTACATCCTCATCCACTGTGGCAACACCGACGAGCACACAGCAGGATGTCTTCTACTTGGTGACAGCCAAGAGAACAATCAGCTCGTGGATGATGGATTCATCGGCAAATCAACACAGGCGTACAAGAGAGTGTACCCAAAAATTCTAAAGGCACTTAACGACGGAGAGGATGTGCGCATCGAGTACATCGACCTCAATGATGTTATCATCGCAAAACTGAACTTATGAAAACTAAGAAGATGCAACAGGGCGGCATGCCCGCAATGAACAAGATGGCTCAGCGCAAGGCGATGACCCAGAAAGCAGCAGCAGGTAGAAGCGGCACCTTCCGCGACCCCGAGCACGGCTCACCAGCTATGCCGTTGGCAGCAGACGTAGAGCGCAACTTCACTGGCACCACAGCAATGGGTGACCCATACACTGCTGACCAAGCAACAATTACTCCCGGACAGATTACAGGATACAACGTAATCACTAACGAAGAGACTGGTGAGGTGTTCCAAGAAGCTGTGTACAGCGACCCCACCATTGACCCCGGTACTCCCGGCGCCACTATCTCTGGCTCTGGTACTGGAGGCTTTCAGACAGGTGAGGAAGGCATGATGCTCCAGAAGAGAGACATGAAGGCTGAGAAGGGCATGATGATGAAGCAGTTCAAAGAAGGCGGATTCTCCGTGATGGACCCCGCTGACTTTGTCTCAATGTTGCGGGACAACAGAAAGAAGTAAGCCATGAAGCTGAAGAAGCTATCGGCGACCTTCGATGACCGGGAGCACGGCGAGAAGGCTCGCCCGCTAGGCCCTGAAGTAAAGAAGCGTGACGTTACGGCAGCTCGTGACGATTACTCTTCCTATCTGCTGTCGAACCAACAGGCGAACCAGCAGCAGGACGATGATGATGTAATCCCACCACCAATCCCTGACCCACAGGAGCAAGAGCCTCCTCAGCTTCCGGAATCGTACAGGCAGGCTATCGACGCGTTTGAAAACGCCATTGCCCTTCAGGGAGGCAACATGGATACGTCTGGCGACGGAACGCTAGACATTCTTGACGTCGCAGGTATCATCGACTTCTTCATGACAGTCGTTGGTCAGGGTGTGTTTGAGGGAGGGTCTAACCCGATTGGTGGACTTCAGGGCTTGTTTTGGAACTCCGACGCTTATCAGAACGCGTTTGACCTCGGCACGGGCCTCTTCTACAATCCCGGAGTAAACTATGGCGATGGAGCCACTTACTACAGCGAAACAGAAGACGGCATTGCAGAGTCACTACTGACTTGGGCAGATTACATGGCCGCTCAAGACGACGCAGACGCAAACGTCAGTGGTTTTCTTCCCATCCCGATTAACTGGGTTAACTGGATAGATACGTCTTCGTATTCTTCTGCCTTGGATGCTGTTTTTGATGCGTACCAAGGAGATGTACCCGAAGACTTCTTCGACACCCTGCTTATGAACCCACAGCCTACCGAGGCCGACCTCGAGGACTTGGGGGCGTGGTTTGATGCAAACATGTTGCCAATCATGAACATCTACGCGGATGTTTATATGCTGAACGCCACGGGAGACTCTCTTGGTTACAGTGATGGCAACTTCCAAGACATGATGGACTTCATTGAGACTCAGGGCTCTGGCCTCGGATTCTTTGATGTATCTGTCAACGACACGGACTACAACCCGTTCTCTGGAAACATCTTCGACGTAAACAACGACGGCACCTTCAATGGTGCTGACATCGCGGCATGGGCAGACTTTACTGAGATGGTATCTGCTGTCTCTGGCGGTGGCACTATCTCTGAAACGAACAACCTGTTCTCTCAGGCTGACATCGACCAAATCATCGAGTACTACACCTACTACGGTGCGGAGATGGCTGGGGGTAACATGTACTTCAGCGCCAACGGTGAGTGGGACAACACGCAGAACCTGTTCAACATCAACAATGTTGCAGAGAACCCACCACTCATCTTCAACCTTTTGGACTCAGGAGATGTGGATGCGTATATTGATGAGCAAGACCAAGACGAGATTCTTGCGCTTATCCAACTGAGCTGGGCCGACCAAAGACCCGTTTGGGGCGAGGCTTACGGACTATCCGCTGGCCTTCAGTCATTGACTCCTGAGTGGTACACCGCCTTCGCAAACTCTATTCAACCTTGGATTAACAACGGGTACGACCCCGACTACAGTCAGCAGGGCGGAGCAAGCTGGGCCACATGGGCCGCCTCAAGCGACTTCGTGTATCAAGCGACATCGTTTACTCAGCAGGTTGCAAGTTGGGTTGGTCAAAACTTATTTGACCCCGATGGCGATGGACAGTACGACCCTTCTGAACTAGACCAGTCTGTCGTAGACTACTTGATTATGTTCCACTCTGGTGTAAACAGCGTGGCTGATATTACCCCAGAGCTCTTCAATGTCTTTACCGTAGGAGACCCACAGTCTTTCGGCGACAACTTCAGCGCGGGGGGAACTGACGCGTTAAATCTTCAAATCATGGGCGTCTACCTGCTACAGCAGCTCCCTGACTGGGTAAGCAGCGTGGGAGGCATTCCTGATTTCGCAAACATTCTCGGACAAGAACCCGGGGAGACGTACAATTACAATGCCCAAACGGCGGCGTTCGCGCTTCTGGCTCAGGTGTTTGGACACCAAAGCCAGTCCAATACCGGATTTACGGCAACCTTTGGCACCAACTCGTCCTATCTCTCACAAGATTTCTCAGAGCTTTTCCAGTACCTAGGTTTTAGCTCCTCTGAAGCCGGAGAGCTCGAGAACTACATGCTCGATGCAGATAACGGTTTCCTAAATGATAACCAGCTGTTTGCCAACTGGCTGTATGCTGGCTTCCAAGGATTCATTGGGTTCACTGACCCGAATACAGGTCAACAACAAATCATACCTCAGGGTGAGGGTGTAATCTGGGCACCAGCAGGCTGGGAGCCGGGAGATGATTACTTCGATTACGCGTACTATCAGAGCGAAGGTCCCTACGGCTTTGACGTACAGTTCTACAACTTCGATGTACACCTGACGTCTAGCGACTTCCTGTACTCGTACAACAACTTTGGAGACTCTACGCTCTTCTTTGTACCACCTCCCCCACCTAACTTCATTCAAGACCCATCAGAAGGTGTCGAGGGAATCTACGGTTCAGGTGCTACACCGGGTGCTCAAGAGGCGGGTGAATACATCGACCTACCTGATTTCTTGAACAGAACAGGGGGCATGATTGACTTCGACGGCGACGGAGATGTGGGGCTGAGCGACTTCTTTGCTCTGCACGGATGGCTTATGACTGGAGGCTACAACAACTATCAAGTAGTTGGGGAAGGCTCTGGTTGGAACAATTCTACAGTCTTTTTGGATTTTGGTATTGGGTGGTCAGCCTTTTACGGCCTACAAACTGACTCAGTCAATCAGGGCATGTACAATATCAGCTCTGCTGATTTGTGGTACGGAGGACTCTTGACTCCTTCAAATCAAGTTGTCGGCGTACAAGGTCAACTCAGCAACCCGATTTACAGTTACAGCGGAGAAAACCCATTCATGTACCAAGGCGCTGCCTTTGGAGAGTCGGGTCAATACACTGGCTATGACCCTGCCTACGCCTTAGCTCACTTCTTGGTTTTTCAGTACGCTAACGATTACGTCAGCTCTGGAGGCCAAACGCCTGAGTGGTTTACGACCCTTATGGGGTCGGACCCCAATACGTTTATGGCTGCGGCTGATTGGTTTAATATGATTGACCCCGACTGGGTTAACGCAAGCGACGCGATTGGCGCTGGCACTTTCGCTGGCGATGATGCCACTATTCAGGGCGGTCTGATGGGGAGTATCATCGTTCCGCTCCTTCAGGCAATCCTCCCTGATGAGCTGGCAATGAACTCTTACTCGGAGTTCTACTTGCAGAACGGCATCGACCCTAATCAGTTCTTTGCTCCAGCAGGACCGTACACAGGCCCTGATTCGCTCGTGCCGATTGTTACGGGAATGGGCTCTTTAGGTAGCGGGCTTGAAGAGGCCCTCGGTACCGCGTCTAGCGCCAACTTCATTTCGGAGTACGCAATGTCTAATCCTGCTGCGATTGCGTCAATCGACTTCAATGGAGACGGTCAAATCGACGAGGCAGAAATCAACCTTTACGGTCAGCTGTATAACTTGATTGATGAAGCGGGTATTGGCTTTGGCCCAACCGGACCCGGCAGTGATGCTATCAACTTGGGCAGCATGGCGATGGAGCTAATGGGTGCAGGTGCGGCAGCCTTTAACCTAGTCAACCAATACATTGTTGGTCAGATAATGACCAATCCTGATGTCAACACAGAGCAGGGAGCTCTGTACACTTTGTTTGAACCATTTATTCAGCTTGGTCTTTTCGGGCTTGATACGGAGGTTGACGCTGGGGGTAATGTGCAGTACTATATCACTGTACCTGTAAGCAACTTCACCAACATCTCGTCTGTTGAATACGTTGCTCAAGTCTTTGGCAACCCTAACCAATTTATCACAGAAGGTCTGATTGGAGTCATTGCAGACTCTCTGATTGATGGAGCCTACTACCTCGGTCCAGACGGAAACTACATTCAGGTAAACAACGTTTACGCTGGACTTGCGGCTCAGAACTTCTACACCAACCTCAACCAATACAACAGCACTGGCACGTACAGCGACTTTGAAAACATTGAGTTTACTGTGCTGCTCAACTACCCTGAACTCATTGAGTTTGCTGAGCAGTACGGCGGACCAGACCTCAATGGCGACGGCTTCTACACGCAAGCAGACATAGAAATGTTCTTCGACATAGTGGGCTCACAAAACGTTGCGCCGGGAACCGCTGAGTTCAATGCCTTGGACCTCAACAACGACGGCCTTTTGACCATTGCAGACTACGCTCAGTTCAACGCGTTCTTTGGAAGCTTTGAAGGCGGAGCGGCAGGCTTGAACATTGGTGCTTACGGATACTTTAACGATGGCATTTGGGTTGACTTTGATTACGATGACCTTGGCCCAGAAGACTACTTCGGGTCGGGATGGACGCCACAGGGATACAACACAGGAAATACACCACCACCACCGACAACATGAGAAGACTAGGAACATCCACCGTCACCAAGCGTCGTAGCAAAAAGATTAGAAGGTCCGTAGCTCGCATTCAGTCGTACACGGTAACTACGTTCGGTGCGATTACTAGTCCTGACTTTACTCTTCAGTCTCCGCTAAACGGTATTATCTTTTACTTTTGGGTTGACCTTGCCAACGACTGGACAGGAGATTCAACCGACTACACCATCTCCGACCTTGTAATCACCAACACGACTACAGGAGGTGTCGACAATGTGGGTGCCGTTACCGGAAGCGGCGGAGGTGAAATCGCTACGTTGCGATATATCGGGCTGGGTACTTACAACATGACTGGGGCGGGTGGCTCTCCCGCTGGTCACAACGCGGGAGGCAACAACACGTTTAGGTTTACAGGAACTGTTCAGCAAGCTGGTTACGAGGCCGTAGCCTTTGATGAGTCAGTCACCATCTTCTCCAACAAGTAATGATAACAGTCACAGTAGATTCCAACATGACCACCTCCGCTCAGAAGGTTAGCTGGGCCGAAGGCATGCAAACAATTTTTCCTCAGTCAGACGGAACAGGTGTTTACGATGCCCTCCAAGACATCATTGACGAGAACTCATGAACACTGTAAAAAAATACAAGAAGGGCGGTCTTCAGGTTCAGAGCAAGAAGGTGAAAGTAGACCCTCCCAAGGGCTACCACTGGATGGAAGAGCAGGGCAGGTACTTTCTGATGAAGGGAGACTACAAGCCTCACCCGGGAGCTGTGGAGAAGGCGTCATTTAAGACCGTCACTCACGGGAAATCTTAATCGCCTCCTCACCATCCAGCTTGCGGTAGAACCTCTGAACGAGGTGCCTAGCTTTAGGTGTTAGCCCGTACCTGTGCTTGTAGTTCGTCTTGGCCTCCTCCGTGAAGTACATGTCGGCCTCGCTTCCTGTGTCCACGTTGAACCTACGGTGGACCACGTGTATCAGTCCCTTCTTCATCATGGGTTGTAGCGTGCGCTCCCTGAACTTCTTGGGAGATGCGAACAACGACTCTGCGATGTGCGTTGCAGTAAAGAACTCGTAGTCGTAGCCAAACAACATCACCTGCATCTCTACTGGCCTAACGTCGTAATGCTGCAGCATGTCTGTCTCTGCGAGCCTTAGATACTTGAGGTAGTTCTTGTTCACGTACTTCTCGTGGAGGTAGGAGAACTCCCGCATTTTTCGCTCAGGTCTGTGTCTCTTCATTTTGAGTATATTTGTCTAGACAAAAAGAACACGATGGGAACATCACTATCAGGCACTCAAATTAAGAACTCGTATGTTGGAATCCTCAAGGCTTCTGACAATACTGCTATCAGTAGTTCCCTGAAAACCATCACCGATGGGCAGGGTAACGACACCGCGCTGTCTGTGTCTACAGCTCAGGTAAAGGTAACGAATCTTCTGATTGATTCACCCGCAACCTCTACAAGCGACCAAATCCTAGTACGGGATTCCTCGACTGGATTGATTAGCACGCGCACCCTCCCCAACCTGAAGACTGTTCAGATTAGCACCAGCTCAGGTACTACCACTAATGGAAGTGGGAGCGCCATCGGCGTCACAGTCACAGACTCTGGAGGTCACGCATCTACGGCCAACTTCCAGACAGGTGCGAACATGACCATCCGCTCTAGCGGAGCTCAGATGTCTTTCAAGTACGACAACAGAACGACTGTAAACGTAACGGCTGCTAAGACCATCAACGCCTCCACAGAGGGAGGTGGTACAGTGTTCTTGGACTGCGCTAGTCTTAGCGGGGGTGCCCTTACGCTACCTGCGGCATCAACAGGCAGGTTCTTGCGTATCCTCGTCGATGTAGGCTCCAACACCGCATGCAACATCAACGCAGCGTCAGGTGACTACTTCTACGGCGCAGTCACGCACGTCTCTACTACTGGAAACAAGACTGGTGTTCAGACTGTAACCCGTGCTACTGCATCGGCTTCTGTCTCTACATTCAACCAGCTCACGCTGGACCAAGACAGTGATAACCTCGGAGGAGCAGTAGGGAGCTTCCTTGAGCTTACATGCTATGACGACGCCGGATGGCACGTCAGCGGAAAGCTCATTGGAAACTCTACCAACCCAACAGGCATCCTCGTAATCAACGGACAATAATGACAACCATGGACCCCACCCTCAAAGAGCTCTTCATCACGGAAGTGGCTGAAGTTTTGGCGCAGCTTGAAGACGTCATCGAGAAGTATCAGGTAAACGAAAGGGTGGCATACATCTTTGGGCTCGGCATCGTCGACGACATCCCAGAGATTGGTCCCGCTTGGCAGGTAGCCAGCAAGTGGCACGTAGACAGCCCGGAAGAACTTGCCGAGTTGTTCTCAGCCATCATGGCCTCTTACGAAAAGATTACCGAAGAAGATGATGACATCGACTTAGATGACATCGACCTAGGAGACCTAGGCTTCAACCTCAACTAATACAATGGAAAATTTAATCAGGAAAATCGTCATCGGTCCTAACCCGAAGGATGCGATGGCGTACTACGTCGGCATGAAAGCTGGCGCAGGAAAGGTTGTTCTCATCGAGGAGGATGACCGCGCTATGTTCAAGTACAACATTCGTAGGTACAACATCTACACTCAGGACAGTGAATCGTCCTACCTGTGGAAGACTGTGGAGAACACCCCAGTCATTGTTGAATACGATTGTAACTTTGAATGAAGGCGCTGTATCACTTCGTGGTGAAGCTTGAGAAGACTCATCACGACACCATCGAGCTGGACAACGGCACGGAGCTCTACGTAGACCCTAAGTGGAAGGAGTTCGAGCGACGCGTCATGTACGGTGAGGTGACGTCAACCCCAGTCAAGTACGACGTGGATGTCAAGCCGGGAGACACTCTGTTCTTCCACCACCACGTAGTCATGTCTGATGCCCTGAAGATTCAGGTGGACGACGAGGACAGGTTCATTGTAGGATACGACCCAGACAACACCCTTGGCTGCCATGCGATTGCTTACCGCAGCAAGGAGACTGGTGAGCTGCACATGCTCGCGGACTGGGTGTTCCTGCAGCCACTCGAGGAGGACGAGCCAGATGAGAACGAGATTATCGTGGTAGACCTCAAGCCCAAGACACACCTCAAAGCAAAGGTATTCTGCTGCCCCAAGGACATGATTACTCAGGGTGTAAAAGCAGGAGACATCGTTGGGTTCAAGAAGAACCGAGACTACGAGATGCGTTTGGAGGATGACACCACCGTGTTCCGTATGCGCTCAGAAGAAATGATGTATGTCGAGGAAGCCTAAGTTCGAGACAATCGAGGCTTCTCGCAGGCTGATGGATAGCATGGCTGTCGCAATCAACAACATGATTGAGGAGGTCAAGCGACCCGTCGACCCAGAGGCGGGCGGCGCTGCTCGTAAGGCTGAGCTCCAGTCTATCAAGCAGACCGCTACCGATTGCAAAGAACTGCTAATCGAAAGGCAACGTCTGGAGCAGATGGTCAAGGACCTGAACGAGAACGGAGCCATCGACGACGCAAAGGATTACTCAGGCGGATTCGCAGAAAGGTTTAGCAAGTGACGGGGCTGGTAGACATAGAGAAGTACGACGAGCCAGTCGTATCCATTTGCCCACGCGGCACAATCGGGGAAGTCATTGACATCTCCGGGCTTCCTATCTGTCTGCCCAAGAAGCCACCGAAGAAAGAGATTGCAGGCCACGACCTGCCAGACCACTTGCAGATGTGGAACAGGAGCGAGATAGCACCAGAGCTTGCTCGCATCAAGTCCATGGACGAGTGGTATGAAATGCCCAAGGAGTTTCGCCAGAGGTTCTCTCCCTTCATTGAGGAGGAGTTCCGCAGAAGGCGCGAGGGCTACTGGTTCTACAACAACGGAGAACCTACATACATCACTGGGCGTCACTACATGATGCTTCAGTGGAGCAAGATAGACATTGGCTATCCTAGTTTCCTAGACTTCCAACGGAGGCTCTTCATCCATCAGGCCGCGTGTGAGGCTGACCCCAGATGCCTTGGTCAACTATATACCAAGTGTCGTCGCTCAGGGTACACGAACATGTCCGCCTGCGTTCTAGTTGATGAAGCCACACAGGTCAAGGACAAACTTTTGGGTATCCAGTCGAAGACGGGTAAGGACGCGCAGGAGAACGTCTTCATGAAGAAGGTCGTAGCTATCTTCAAGTCCTACCCGTTCTTCTTTAAGCCTATCCAAGACGGTACCACCAACCCGCGTATGGAGTTGGCGTTCAGAGAACCGTCGAAAAGGATTACCAAGAACAACAAGACCTCTGTCAAAGGGGATGCCCTGAACACAATCATCAACTGGAAGAATACCACCAACAATGCCTACGATGGTGAGAAGTTACATATCTTGTATCTAGATGAGGCAGGCAAGTGGGAGAAACCAACAGACATCAGAGAAGCATGGAGGATACAACGGACTTGCTTGATTGTGGGACGCCGTGTTATCGGGAAGGCGCTTGTGGGCAGCACCGTCAACCCGATGGACAAAGGTGGTCAAGAATACAAAGAGCTTTGGAAAGATTCAGACCCACAAGAACGCAACAAAAACGGAAGGACAACCTCAGGATTGTACAAAATCTTCATTCCGGCTTACGAAGCCTTAGAGGGATTCTTCGACAAGTACGGGAAGCCAATCATCGAGACTCCGGAGCAGGAGGTGGAGACACTGGACGGGGAGACCGTAGAGATAGGCGCAAGGGAGTTTCTAAAAAACGAAAGGGACGCTCTCAGGCATGACGCCCGGGAGATGAACGAGATTGTTCGTCAGTTCCCCTTCACTACAGACGAGGCGTTCCGAGATAGCGTCGAAGGCTCTCTGTTCAACATCGGAAAGATTTATGAGCAGATTGACCACAACGAGAACATGTACCCAGACCCCGTGGTGCGTGGCAACTTTACATGGAAAGGAGGCGTAAGGGACGGAGAGGTTGTATTCGTTCCAAGCTCTGAGGGGAGGTGGTTCGTATCATGGATGCCACCTGCAGACCTCAGGAACCTCAAGGTTTCCGAACGGGGCAAACGCATTGCGCCAAACAAACTCATTGGCTGTGGTGGTGTTGACTCTTATGACATCGACGCCACTACGGACGGGAGGGGTTCTAAGGGAGCATGTCACATCTACAACAAGTTCAACATGCGGGCCCCCTCTAACATGTTTGTTGCAGAGTACTGCTCCCGCCCTCCTATGGCGAAAATCTTCTACGAGGACATCCTGATGGCGGCTGTGTTCTACGGCTACCCGCTCCTCGTGGAGAACAATAAGTACGGCATCGTAAGATACTTTGAATCAAGGGGTTACGACGGTTACTTGTTGGACAGACCGCAACACCTGACTACCACAGGTTCCGTTGTGACTAAAACTAAAGGCATCCCGTCCAACTCACAGGATGTCATCCACACTCATGCACAAGCGATTGAAGACTACATACACAACCATGTGGGAATCAATGAGAGAGGAGAGATTGGTAGGATGTATTTTAACCGTACACTTGAGGACTGGATTGGTTACCGTATCGACAACCGGACTAAGTTTGACTTGACCATTAGTGCAGGTCTTGCTCTGCTCGCAGCGCAGACTGTTGTGCAAAAGAAAAAGCCAGCTGATTTTACAGGTAAAAAGTTTTTCCGCAAGTACACCTACACACCCGGCGGGGTCTCCAAGCCCGCTAAGTGATTTTGTTTATATTTGCACATTGCCTGTAATACAGTAAGTAATGAAGGGTCACCACAAGCCAAAGTCGTATGCACAGTTCCCGGACCCAATGGCTCCGGCTTCCGTCAAGGCAAGCGAAGACTATGGTATTTCCTATGCTAAATCTATCGAGGCACAGTGGGGTGGTCTGGACGACTTTTCTACAGGCTTCGGCAAGCGATTGGTAGAGTTCCAGCGCAACCGAGACTATGCCAACGGTACGCAGGATACCGCAGTCTACAAGCAGATTCTCAACAGCATGGACACCCAAGGGGGTGACGGAACGCTGCTGAATCTCGACTGGTCGCCTGTACCAATCATTCCTAAGTTCGTTAGGATTGTAGTCAACAAGATTCTCTCTCGCAAGTTCCGACCAAACGTAGAGGCCATCGACCCAATGTCGAAGGATGAGAAAGAGAAGAAGAAGGTTCTGGCCAAGTTTGCTATTGAAGAAAGAGAGGTCATCGAAGAAGCGAAGGCACTCGGACTCAAGACGGCAAGCGTGCCAGAGGGGTTGCCGAACAACTCTGAGGAGGCTGAGATTTACTTGGCTGATAGTATTAAGACTAGTGCTGAGGTGGCAGCTCAACTTGCCACTAAGCTCACTCTCGACTGGAATGACTTTGATGACAACGTATTCCGCCGTGCTGTGGAAGACCTTGTGGTCAACGGTATGGCTGTGGTTAAGAGAAGCAATGACCCGAGCTACGGAATCAAGACGGAGTATGTAGACCCGGCGCAGTTCATTCACTCTAGCACGGAAGACCCGAACTTCTCTGACATTGTCTACGCAGGCCACGTCAAGCGCGTGTCGATTCAGGACCTGAAGCGCATGGCGGGGACAGACATCCCCGAGGAGGAGTATCAGAAGATTGCGAAGTCTGTGATGAACCGAAGCTACAACAACGCCTCCCAGTTCAATCAGACGGTGTATGACAGAAGCCGTGGCGCTCATGTCTACGGCTACGATGAATACTTGGTTGACGTCTTGGACTTCGAGTTCCTCGGCGTCGACGATATGATTTACGAGGAGAAGACCTCGCAGTTTGGAAACATCGGTTTCTACTACAAGGGCGAGAGCTACAAGCTCCCTAGCGACTCAGTGTACGACAGACAGATTCACACCATGCCCAACATGTGTGTGTACGGCGGCTCGTACGTTATCGGTAGCGGACTTCTCTTCAACTACGGCATGAAGCGGGACATCCCGAAGAACATGCACGACCTCACACGCGCTCGTCTTTCGTACAGCGTTGTGGCAACGAACTTCCGTCGTCAGATGCCCAAGTCTATGGTGTCGTCTGTCATCGGCTTTGCTGACCAGCTTCAGCTTACTCACCTCAAGATTCAACAAGCCATTGCCAAGGCTAAGCCTGATGGTTTGATTGTAGACATCGAGGGCCTCGAGAATGTGTCTCTGGGTAACGGTGGAGAGCTTCAGCCTCTCGACATTCAGGACATCTACGAGCAGACAGGTGTCTTCTACTACAGAAGTAAGAACCCAGAGGGTGGCTTCCAGAACCCGCCTGTGCGTCCGCTGGACAACACCATTCGGAACATCAACGAGCTGATTGGTTTGTACAACCACTACCTCCGTATGATTCGTGACGTCACGGGTGTCAACGAGGTTCTCGATGGTAGCTCACCAAAGGCCGATGCTCTTGTGGGTGTGCGTCAGCAGCAGCTTGCTGCAGGCAACAATGCCATCAACGACATCACCAACGGTGCGTCTGTTCTGTACAAGAGAGTGTGCGAGGACGTGGTCAAGTGCCTTCAGGTCTTGCCACCAGAGTCCATCATCTACGGGGCATACGAGAGAGCCATCGGAAGCACAAGCATGGAGATTCTTTCTTCGTTTGCTTCTCTGCCACTTCACAACTACGGTGTGATTGTTGAGCGAGAGATGTCAGACGAAGCCAAGTTGTTACTCGAACAAAACATCCAACAGTCACTTGCACAGAGAGAGATTGACCTTGAGGATGCTATGGCAATCCGTCGTCTCAAGGATTTGGACCAAGCAGAAAGACTCCTCATCATCCGCCGTAAGCGCCGCATCACCGCGTTGCAACAACAACAGCAGCAACAAATGCAAATGCAAGCACAGGTGAACATGCAGGCCCAGCAGGCCGCAGCACAGATGCGTATGCAGGAGGTGCAGATGAAGGCGCAGGCTGACCTGCAGAAGATTCAGGCTCAAGGTCAGGTTGACATGCAGCTGATGCAGATGCGTCAGCAGGTAGAGAGTCAGCTCCAGATGGCTAAGTTGCAGATGAGCTCACAGTCTCAGGCAGCGGACAAGCAGTTCCGCATGAACCTAGAGAAGAGCAAAGATGACAGAAAAGACTCCCGCGTTGAGAAGCAAGCTGTGGCTCAGTCCAAGCTTATCTCTCAGCGCAAGGGTACACGTCCTGAACTTGAAAACCAAGACAGCAGGGACATCATCCAAGAACTGATGAGGCGATGAGTAAAGAGGCGATGAGAGAGCGCGTCAAGCGCATGCTCAAGAAGCACGGACTCAAAGGCGTCAACAAACCAAAGGCTACACCAAGCCACCCCAAGAAGTCACACATGGTGTTGGCAAAAGAGGGTGACAGAGTTAAGCTCATCCGCTTCGGCGAGAAGGGCGCGAAGACCGCAGGCAAGCCTAAGGCCGGAGAGTCTGACAAGATGAAAAAGAAGCGTGCAAGCTTCAAGGCTAGACACGCCAAGAACATTAAGAAAGGCAAGATGAGCGCTGCCTACTGGGCTGACAAAGTCAAGTGGTAATGTTTCATATATTTGCATCAAAGAATAACTAATGGCAACAGTAACCGCACAACTATCCCTGACGAGCACAGACTTGCTGTCTGAGTCGCTGGGAATCAGTGTGTCTATGGAAACCACTGCAGCTAACACTACAGGCTTGGCACGTAGACCCGTGACGGCTACCGCTGTTGGTGCAGGTGCAACTACATTGTACACGGCATCTGATTTCTCAGCCCCTGCGTACTTGTACGTCAAGAACACAGACAGTACGGCTTCCGACTACATCTACGTGTACGACGGGACCACGGCAGGCAACCCTGTCATTTTGAAGCTGGCTGGCGGCGACTTCGCTATCATGCCGCTCAATGCAGGCATTGACATTAAAGCGTACGCGACTACCAACCCTACGTTGGTTGAGTTCATGGTTTACGGAACTGACGCCTAACATCTAAGACATGGGATTTCAAAGACACGATGTAAAGAACGGTAGCAGATTCCTCGGCAGAGACGAGGCTACCAACCGGATGCTCACGGGCGGAACTCAAACAATCATCTTGCGTGGTAACACCAGCGGAGAAAAAGATTTCGAGGCTGGCAAAGTCTTGAAGGACGAGACTGTGCCTGTTGACATGGACGGCACCAACGGATGGGTGTATGACTCTTCCAACGATTACTACAAAGTAAAGATTGGTACGACATCGACCGTCAAGACGGTGAACATGTACGGGGAGGAGGCAACCTTCGCCGCTCACTGTTTCCTCAAGGGCGCCAAGGTTGTGGTAAACTCCAACACCTTCCCTGAGTACTCAGGCACCTACTCGTTGGTCGAAGCCGCCGTTGTCTCAACCAACTGCTTTTTGTACCTCGCACCAGATTCACCGCGCCACGTCTTCGGCGATGCGGACTTGGGTGTTGAGCTTCCAGACATTACTGCTACAGCAAACGACAACAAAATCAACGTGACCGTTTTGCCATTCTCTCCTGCTTTCTGCGTGGAGATGCTTGGTGTTGACGGTGTTGATGCAGGTACAGATGATGCTCGCACTACTCCAGCTACGTTTAGAATGAACAACATAGCGGGTACTAGAGAGGTGTCAATCGACTACCCAGACGGTCAGGTGGTGTACGGTGAGATTACTCACTTCACGCCTCAGGCCGTCAACACGCACTACGCCATCCTTTACTGTCAGGCCACTCCATCCTTGGAGTTCTCTCCTTACAACAAGCAAGGAAAGATTTTGGCCGCAGGAGCTAAGGGGGCGCCTAAAGCACGATAAGTAACACACCCAAAATTTAATTAAATGGCTAAGCACGAATTAGAAGTAGCAGCTGAAGCTCAGGGTATCAAAATCAGTGACTCCCCTAACTTCTTGAACGAACCTCAGGACGCTCCAGCACCCTCGCCGGAGCCACAACCCTCGGAACCACAAGCACAACCTGTAGCGGAAGAAGCTCCCGAGCCTGTGCAGGAAGCTCCTGAGCCTGCTCCCCAACCGGAGCCGGAACCTCAAGAAGTAGTCTTCAGACAAGAATACACGGAGCCACAAGCTCCACCCCAACCTGTGCAGCAGCAGGCAATCGACGAAGATGCCATTGCACTTCAGAAGCTCAGCGAAAGGCTGAACATGAAGTTCGATGACTTCGACGCCGTGACCCAGCAGTTTAACAGGAAGCCCGACATCGACCCAGCTGTCGCAGCTATCAACGAGTTCGTCACGGAGACGGGTCGTTCTATTGACGACTGGTACAAGTATCAGTCCTTGGACACTTCCGAAATGGATGATGCTAAGGCTGTTCGTATGCAGTTGCAGATGGACCACCCAAAGCTTTCCGCGCAAGAGATTGACACGCTTATGAACAATAAGTACAAGCTCGACGTGGACAGGTACACCGATGAGGAAATCGCAACATCAGCTGTGGAGTTGAAGGTGGCGGCGGATAAGGCTCGTCAGCACATCGAGGAAGTTCGTGAAGCGTTCGCAGCGCCGGACCCGAATCGCACTGCCGAAGATGAGTTTATGAGTCCTATCGACGACCAGTGGGTCGCAAACATGTCCAGAGAGGTTGACAACTTGGACGGCATTTCATTTGATTTGCCTACGGGTAAGACATTTACCTACGGCCTAGCCGACCAGTACAAGTCAACTTTGAAGGAGAAGAATGCGAACCTCGAGTCATTTTTTGATTCCTACGTCTCTGATGACGGCAAGTGGGACTACGACCTCTTGAACTCTCACAGAGCTGTGATGGACAACATCGACGGCATTGTCAACGCTGTGTACCGACAAGGTATGAGCGACGGGCAGCGTCGTGTGGTTCACCAAGCGTCTAACGTTGCACCTGTTACTCCACAACAGCAGCAGGTTGACACAAGCGCAGAAGCTCAGAGAAACAAGATTATCGACCAGCTCGCTGCAGCCATCGGAGGAGACAAGGGGATGACATTCAAGTTTTAACGCTTTCTAAAAAGAACAATTATGAGCAACATCGTTTCTCCTAATGTTCATGGTTCACTCGGCGGTTCTGTCGGAGGTGCCTATTCACAGGTTGGATTGGCAACGCCTGAGAAGTACGCTTCTCTGGGTGATTTCATGAGCACTATTAACGCCCTTGACGTTCGTCCAGAACTCATCAAAACTTACGGTAATCAGGGCATTACCGGATTCTTGCGTATGACCGGAGCCGTCAAGGCTGCTGGCTCTGCCGAAAAAATCACTTACTACGAGGAGGCTCGTCTGCACCAGAAGGTCCGCGCTGCGGTTACTACTGGCTACGATTCAGGCGACTCTAACGTGTCAGAGATGACGTTCACTGCTGAGTCATTGGCTGACGCCATTGCTGATGGTGTGGACATCAAGCCAAACACCCCAATGAAGGGTGACATCCTCTTGATTAACGGTGTCGACCGTGCGGTCGTGACCGAAGAGGGTGCTGCAAACTCTACTGACACCTTCAAGGCTAAGTTGATGCGCGACGCAGCTTCTACTTTGGCTGACGGTGATACCGTTGAGATGCCAGTGATTGGTAACATCTTTGCTGAAGGCTCAGAGCAGCCCGGCAGATTTGTTGAGTCTAACGTGGTTCGCTACCAGAAGCCATACGCTATCATCAAGGGTAACTACGAGGTGACTGGTTCACAGGCCACCAACATTGGTTACATTGACGTAGGCGGCGGCGACTACCGCTGGTACATCAAGGGCGAAATGGATG